ATACTCACTGATGCCAACCGTCCTGTTGTCGCTTACCCATACTTGAGTTAGATCGTCTGGGAGCTCTTGTGAGGTTTGGCGCCAGGTGGTCATGGCATTGATTTGCCGATTTCGGCGGCGGCGCGGACGATTGCCCTACGAACTCCCTCATCACATAATGGCGCGACAGCGCAAAATGCAACGCCGAGATCAAGTCCTACAACTGCAGAGTCGCAGTCTTCGTCGAACTCCAATCCAATTTTTAGTTTAATTGCTAGACGCAAGGCATCACCATCATCCTCAAGCGGATTCCACCAATGCCCGGTTTCTGGACTGCCAACCCAAGCAGAAAATACGCCATTGTCATCAGTAATCGGTGGCATTCCGGCAGCCTTCGATGCCAATTCAAGCAACTTGCAATCATTCATTTGCCCATCTCCGGGATAGTAACCTCAGTATCGAAGTTCTCAGTCTTGTAGGCGCTAACGGTCAGGTACTTGCGGGCACCAGACAGCATTGATTTCAACTTGTGGCCGGTCGCATAGCCCAAGTGCTTGCCGTTGAACTCATTTGCGGCACGGGCTTCCAGTGATTCAACTTTGGCAAGCAACTCCGACAGTTCGATAGTTGATATTTCCAAGGTCTTGAAACCCTGGTGCTGGGCTCGGTGGAGTTCAGCTAGGAGGAATTTGAAGTTATCCACGGCAAATACCAATTAGTCCAGTTATCGAATACCACAGGTCTTCGGCAATCATGTAGCCGAATCCAAGCAGGAAGCCGTAAGCAATCATCTCAAGATACTTTTTCATGGCCGAAAATCCTCCGCCAAGAATTCCGAATCCGGCAACGCATTAACACTCTCGCAGATCTTCACGAACTGCTCTGGCGTCATGAAATCGCGCAACTGATTGATGACAGCCTTCTGGCGCTGACCTTCAATATGCCGATTGGTTTTGATGACGCGGTTGATGCCGATCTGGCGATCAAGTTCCGACCTGGCCTCGTTGCGGTCAGTGATGGCGTTGTCGATTTTCTGCTTAAGATCGTCCTCCTGCTGTTTCAGGTTGATCAGCACTCGCTCTTTGGCTGCGGCCAGTTGCTTGACCTGGCGATTCAAGTCATCAATCTTCTCATGCAAAGTACGAAACGCTCGATCCATCAGGCAGCGTTCCAGCTCTCGGCGCAGGTAGGCGATCATGATTGCGGCTCTTCGATTATTTCGAATTGCTGATAGCCAGCAGCAGTGAGTGCCGACGCCGCGGCGTTAACCTGAGCAACCGTAGGAGCCGAACCAAGCTTACTCATGGCGCCATAGATCAAGTTGGAAATGTGTGCCCGAGCGATATCTCCAGGATCAGAGCTTAACACTCGAAAAATTCGGCCAACTTGCTGGATATGCATACCCTGGGTAGCTCTTGCAGATTCCCATTCTTCCTGGCTAACGCACTCGCCGCCAAATTCGAGAATGCCCTTGCTGCCGTTAGGTACTTCTAGGAAAATTTCCTGACCATCATCATCAAAATATAGCTGGCCATCGAAATCTGATTGGTCAATGTGCCGAACGCCTTCCGGCCACTCCTTCAAATCACGCGCCAAAATATCTACCAGTTTCATTTTCAAATCCCCTCTCATCGTTATTGGTATAGCAACTATAGACCAGCAATCATCCGCACGCAATCACGGATTCAGCCACCGCTGAATCTGCCGCCGCGAGTACCCGACAATATCGGCAATGTCACGCATCACCACGCCCTCCGCTCGCAGCTTGGCGGATGCCTTCTTGGCCTCATCAATAACTGGTGAAGGCCTACGCATCGGATCGATACCTAGACGCTTCATGGCGCGACACACGGTCATCCTGCATACGCCTGCCGCCCTGGCAATGCGCGTGCAGGAGTAGCCGCGATTCCACATGTCAAGATGATCCTTTGTTGGTTCGTACATGGCTCACCTCACGGCCGATTCGTCAGCGACTGAATAGCAAATATCTGATCCTCAAGCTTTTCGATTTTGGCGACGAATCTCTTCCTTTGGTCGCGGTCATGCGATTTGGCTGCAAACTGCTCACGCACGACCTCAAGCGACTTTTCTAGTTGAGCAAGCAGACCTAGCAGTACAGGCTTGTGCGCAACCAGAAGTGCGCGAGCATTGATCTTGGCCCTGGTTCTGCTACGCGCTCCAGACTGGTTGAGGCGATACAGAATGGTTCCTGGGCTGCAACGGTATTGCGCAGCCAGGTATGACACTGTTTCGCCTTTGTGGAATCGCTCAGCCAATTCGGCGGTGCTGATTGGCAGAGTCATTTCCGCACCTCATTCAGCGCAGCGGTGGCGTCGAGGCAGGCGTTCCAGCCTTGGCAATACTCAAGTTCGCCATGATATCGCTGACTTGCTTGTGGTGTTGGCTCGGCGCGCTCAGGCAGCACCACAGGCGCTGGCGGAGCTTTGAAAACCTTGAATTCGTCCGGATGATCGAACCCGCAGACGACCAAGTTGTTCGGCACACCTTCGTTGCGCAGATACGCAGTCGGCTGATCGAGTTGTTGAGCAATCGGCGCATACGAGGCGGTGAACAACGGGTACATCGCCTCGTATGCGTTGACGCACTGGAACCAACCATCTTCCTCGAGCGGCAGCATCTTGTACGGCATGTCAGGGGTTTTGATCGGCTCACCCCTCCCACTCTCCAGCTCAGCGATGCGCGACCGTTGATCGCAGACAACCTTCCAGTGCTTGTCTATGCCGTCTTTCAGCTCAGCAATCCGCGCCTGTAGCTGGGCAATGGTGGATTGCAGGGCGTCAATCTTTTCATCTTTTCCTGATGGCACATATTCCGGCAAAGGCGATTTTGAAAAGTGAGCATCGATTGCTGATTTAAGCCAGTCACGATGTCCGTCATCGCCATGAGCTATAGCGTCGAACAAAGTGGATTGCAGGGCGGCGACTTCGGGCGGAGCAGTGTAGAGCGCCTGCTCTTTTATGGCGTTTTCGCCGGCCCATTCCTGGAAATCGCGTGTTCCTTTCAGCGTTTCCGTCGAATGCCAATGCAGGCCGCGACGGCGGATATGCCCACTGTTTGGGTCAATAGCTTCGACAATGTACGCATTCGGCTGGCGCTCGACGACAGGGTCATCCAGCATGGCGCGGATCTTCTCGCTAACTGCATCCCGCGCATTCCACGCGTCATTGTCATCAGCACGACATGGCGCAAAGCTGATTTTGATTGTAGGTACGTGGATCCCTTCGACGTAATCGAATCCTTTTTCGATTGTCGCTAGCGACACGCCGTCAATCGTTGGGTTATTGGTCATTACCATGCGCCTCCACCAATTTTGCATAGACCTTTGCCGCTAAGACGAATGTGAGACTGGCGTGCTGTAGCGCCTCCATCTTCATCACCATCCATCGCGAACAGGTTATCGCTCTCAAGGAAAATAAAGGCATCAGGGCCGTATAGCTCTTGGGCCAGCTCATGAGCTTTTCGACTGTCCGAAGAAATTCGGTTGAGCAGTTTTTGCAGGGCAATTTCCTTACTCATGACTTCCTGCCTCGGGTTTGGGGTTGAGGGTGGCTTCAATGTCGTCCATCAACTTGGTTGTGTTGTAGGGCTGGCAATGCCGAGATGCTAAATCTGCGTCATACGCCCGCTGCAAAAGTCCGGTCAGATCCGCAATGCGCTGCTCGGCGACTTGCAGGTCATCGGCAAACATGGCCACCGTTCGATTGGCGACTTCAAGTGCACCCTCAGCCATATCGGCGCGCAGGCGTTGGGCGTCGAAGTCGTCCATAAGAACGCATTCGGCAAATACGCCGTCATCAACTTCGTAGGTGTAAACCTGAACTTCACTCATGACATACCCCATTGAATAAGTTGCGGAAGGCCGTTGCAGGCCAGGGCGATAAGGCAGTAGGCGTAGGTGGTCATGATTTGAGCCACCGGCCGTATTGGTCGCCGAGTGCCGCGGCAATGCCGGGCCAAGTTTCAGATCGGTCAAGCCAACGATCCTCACCAGGCGACAAACGATTCTGTCCGGAGTCGGTTTGGTTGGCCCATCGCGGTAAGTATTTTTGAGATCCGCATTCAGGGCACCGGATCTCACCGTATTCAAAGGTGTGCTTGTTTTCACACACCAAGCGCGGTTCGACATAACCCGTATGCTTGAGAAGTGGAACACCCGGGGCCAGCCAGTGCCCTGTACCCTTGCTGGCGTCATCCCCAAACTGATAGGGGTGAATGATTTGATCAGGCTTGCGCACGTTGGTGCTAAGCGATGATGGTGCCGGGTTCTCGATCACCCGCGGGTACTTCAACCTTTCCAGCCTTCTGAAATTCTCAAAGCTTTCTGCTTGAGCTGCCCGACGTGGAGCGCCAGTCAGGGTTCCTGGCTTTACTTGTTGGTGATATCCGCCCTTTTCCGGGTAACGCTTGAAGTCGGGATCTTTCAGCGCCCATGAAGAAGCGACGTTCATCCAAGTGCACATAGGATGGAAGACCCCGAAGTCCCAAGAAGGGTCTGTGGCCACCTCCCAGATGTCGCACTGAAGGTGTCGTGACTGATCGCCGCGCGCCGGCAGAAGGTCGCAAGTCCATGCTTCGTGGCCTTGGGCTTCAAAGGCTTGGCGAGTCAAGGGGCACGCTGAATAGCCGATAAGAATCTTGCTCACGCTTCGATACTCCAGTTAACCCCGTCCTTCGCCCGCTGATCGCGAAGCTTGGCCAGGTGTGCTCCGTAAAGGCTGATGCCGTAGATGGCGATGGTGATGATTGCCAGCCAGGTTAGGGCGGCGTAGAGGGCGGTCATGAGTTGATCGCCTGCACCGATAGCGTTTCGAGGTGTACTGCCTCGGCCAGAAAGTGATCCTCGCTGTACATCATCGAATCGCCTTGAACCTTTCGCTGGTCATTCCCGGCCTGCATGCCGATTACCCGAGCATTTGCCGCCATGATCAACGCAAGAATTTGGAGCTGCTTGTTGTCCATCACTCAATCCTCTTCAGTAATCCCGGCCGCGTCTTCTTCGTGACAGACGGGGCAGTGCCAGTGGTTGCGTACCCATTCGGTGCGCAGTGATTTCTTCTTGCAGAATTTGCAGTGGATAATCGGCGCTTCGTCCGGCGGATCCAGTGGAGGGCCGCCGATGTAAATTGCGTTGCGCGGCTTCATGAAAAACTCCGCTCGCGTCTTGCGCGGAACTTCCAGCCCTCGACAAAACTTTGTCGGTCGCCAAGACCATTCCAGGCGGCAAGCGCTGATTGAGTTTCGCGCTCTTCGTTATACTCGGCGACGTAGCCGATGTGATCGCGGTACTGGCAGGCATTCTTAATACCCTGGCCGAGCGCCGATTCAATCTGAGGCCACTGCATACCATCGGCGCGCATGGAGTTGGCCTCATCCAGCTGGGAATCGGTAAACTTGCGCGGCATCATTCTTTGCCGTCCTCGACAGCCATATAGCTGACTTCGAAGGTTAGAAACGAGCCGTCAGAAAAGTAGAAGATCTTCTTGTCGGTAAGGTGATCAGGAGAATCCACAAGCTGCCGACGAACCTGGCACGCAACCGCTTTAAGATACTGATTTGGCGTCTTGCGAACCTGCTGGGCAATCGTCAGCGCCCCAACCTTGCAGCGCCCCTTTTCCATCAGCCTGGTGCCATCGTCAAACGGTTCAAATGTCATGACTGCAAATCCTCGCAAGCAGTTTGTTGACCTTGACGGCGGCGTACTTGCGGCGACTGTCGTCAGAAAGGATTTCGGTTTTTACTGGTTTTGGATCGCCAACCCATGACAGCGGAAGCCATGGGGTGTGGGCGTCGGGAAGTTTGGTTGGTTTCATCTTGTGCGCTCCGAGATCAAATAATGAATTTGCGAGCGGCCAAGCCATTCTTGCCGTTAGGCTGAATCAGCAGCTCATCGCCAGGCTTACCAATACGCTTGGCCCATGCGCGGATATCATCAAGACTGTCCGAGTCGAACCGATAGCAGCCGTTGCTTGCTTTGGCTTCAGGGGTGATTTGTGCGAGGTATTTCATTTCGGCCACTCCGTGTTCGTCTCTGTTGAAACAAACTATAGCCACGCAATCACGATATAGCAACTATTTGTTTTGGCCGTTCGTCTGGCTGAATTTCTCGTTAGCCTTCTTGATGACAGCCTGCGCAATTTCCCTAGTCTCGCAGCGGATTGGGTCGCGACCATCGATGCTTAGCCAGTAGACATCAGCCGGCATCGTGGCGCGATAAAGGCGGAAGCGTCCTTGCTGCCAAGTTGATGGGCCTACTTCTTTCCATGCCATGACGGCTTGCCTTCCTCGCAATGGATGCACCACCAAATGCCGGTATGCGGTTCTTCTTTCGACGGCGTGAATCCTGGAGTTTCTTGCGACTCGTCGAAAACGGTGCCGCCTTCTTCGGGATGCCTATGCGGTGCCAGCCCGAACATGGGGAAGCATGGGTCGCCGTCTGGATCTGTGCAGTATTCGCAGCTCATGATTTCACCTTTGGCATCAAAAAGTAGATGGCGGCCGCCAGCAGCAGCGCAACAGATCCGCCGACCTGGTAGCCATTGAGATAGGCGCCGTAGCCGAATGCTGCGATTGCGGCGCCGAGGTAGCAGATCAAGTTGCGCATATCAGCTCACCTCACAAGCAGGCCAAATGCTCCGCGCCTCAGCCAGCGCGCCAGCATGATCAAGCTCTCCATCCAGTAGAACCATGCTGAATGGCCGGTAGCCTTTTACGCGGACTGTCCAGGTGCGTTTCATTCAGCCTCCAGAACGTGCATGAACTTCTTGAGATTGCGAGGTGACTTACCCCAACCTGCAGCGACCAGCTTTTTGGTGTCGTTGCGGAAGTCCTCCATCAGCGGCTCAGTAGTTTCGACGAATCCATCAGACGCCATTTCTTTTTCGTCAATTGGTCCGGTAGTCATGCTGCACATCCGGGTCTTCGCGTTAGTCCAATATCTGATATTTATCATCCCATCACCCCTTAAATTTAATCTTGCAATGCAGCCCCGAACTGGTGGCGTCATCGCAAACCTGGGCGCGCCACAAGCCCGAACGAATCGTGCACAGCTTGGCCCAGCTTGAGTTGTTGAAGCCGGTGCTGGCTAGGATGTAGAGGGTCATGGTTTCACCTAAAGAAATTCAGAGATTTCGGATAACTTTCCCGTTCTTTTAAAGAAGTCACTCTTCTTCCGAACGGCAAGCCTGTAGCACTGATGGCACGGAAGAACAGGATTCTCTGTACTGGTAAGTCCTTTTGATTTTCTCAGGCAGTACATCCCGCACGCGCAACGACACACCCATCTACGCTTAAATTCACTGGAATAACCAATGACCGTAAGGCGCCCAACCTTAAGACCGGTGAGATTCTTAAAGCTTGGCTGATCAGGAATCCACGTAGGCATCGGGAAAGGCGAATCATAGATAATTGCAGTCGCCGCATATTCGTGGCGCTCGCCGACGGACAGGACTCTCGCTGCAACCGCATTGACCGGAATATCAAACCCATTTTTCATTTCCTCTCCCTCCGCGCCTTAGTCCAGCCCTTGTCCCACTCAGTTCTTGACCAAGGTTCCTTGTCGGTGAACTTGTTCGCATCCTTCGGTTTGCCCTTTAGGAATGCGTCATAGCCTTGTTCGAATGGGGTCATGGATTACTCCGTGCAGCAATAGTTTTTAGGGCAGCTGCTGCGGCCTTTGCAGCTGTGCGGATCAAAACAGAATGATGGGATGACACCAAATGCATGCTCGTAAGCATTTAGCCTTGGGCTTGCCGGATAAGGCAGCTGATCGCACTCGGTAACTTCGCCGCCAAGCTTTCCAGTGCCGATCAGCCTGGCATCTTCCTCATTTAAAGCTTCGACACACCCAGATCCAAAGCCATTGGCATGAACCCACCATGCGCGAACGTATTCTTTTGGCTGCGCAATAGGGATGTCGTCGGCAGGAGTCGGGACAAATGGAGCATTGCCGTACAAGACAGCCTGAAACAGTGTAATCCGGTCAGATTTATCCAGCAGATTAAGCTGCTTTGCCACGCCAGTAGCAGCCTGGAAGCGACGATAAAATTCAGGATCAAAAGTGACAATCAGATTCAGATCACCCAACTTGAACGACTGAAAGCTCATCCCGTTATTTGCCAGATAATCAACCTGATTGCCGCAGTCGCTGCCGTCCTTTTCGAAACCACTAGCCGCTAGTCCGACACCAAGCTGTTCAGTCCAAAGCTGATCATTCGTAAGCACTAGAACGTCTTGATCCGTATCTGTCGGTGGCGGATTGCAGGTAACCCGGCTGCCGACAAGCGCATATTTGATGCATTTGCCGTCGAGGATATTTGCTATTTCTTCGGTTATCATTTCTTCACCTCATGCCGCCAAATCAAATAGATGCCATAAGGCCAGATCACCGCCAGCAGCAGGATGATCAGCCAGTCAGATTTTCGGTTGATGACGCCAGGTTCTAGGGCGCTTCGGATTAGGATGCCGAGGACGATGGCGCCGAGGAATGCGTAGGTGGTTAGCATGGGCGTTGCTCCAGGGTTTTAGTCCAGTCAGGATTGCTTAGAGCCTCCTGGCAGTCGCCAGTTACTACATGCCAATTTCCGCTAGGCCCAAGCTTTGGCTTGTCCTCAAACCAATACCACGCACCGCTTTCATCTTGAGCCAAATAGTTGGCCCAGTACGGCGTTTCATCATTCCATTCCGGCTTCATACCCGCCTAACCCCCTTCTTGGCCAATTCCAACCGACTACCACACTCAAAGCAGGTAGTCGCACCCTTCACAGCTTCGCGGCGATCTTCAGGGATATCCTCGCCACACTCATCGCACTCGGTCGCACTGACACCCTCATAGCGCGGGATGTTTGCCAGCGCATGACTCAGGTCTTCGGCGATTACTTCGTCGGCTTGGTCGCAGATGTCGGCCATTAGGTGCGCTCCTTGGCGATTACGGAGTCGACCGATTTATCTAGCGAGTCACGATAGCTATAGTTGCTTTTCTCAGAGCGACTACGCATCGTGCAATCCCATGCCGGCATACATGGCAGTCTCCAGAATCCGGTATACCCGCCATCACGATCCTCCGTGCAGGCTTTTGACTTGATCAGCTGATACCGATCCGCATCCTTCTGTAGGCGATCAATGACTCCCTTTGCCGTAGCCAGGTCGCCGAGTGCGCATTCGAGTTCGGCACCCAACTGTTCGTTGCGCTCGACCAGCTGCGAAATCCGCTGGTGCAATTTCTCGTATTCGCTCATTCCCATCCCCTCTCTAAGTTCTTGGTCTGATGACTATAGCGCATCAGTTTGGTAATTGCTATATGTCAGCCTGGCAAATCATCGCTTACCAGCGGTGCATCTTGAGCTACCTTATTCATGGCGTCTGACTGACATTCGCGACATAAGCCAGGGCCGCCACACTTGGCGATCACACCGTCTGCGCGCGGGAATACATGGCCATGACCTATATTGCTACCAGCTTGGCGCTCTAATTTTACCGGCTCAGCATTCAGCGCTACCCGACTCGCCTGCCAGGCCTGCCAAGCCTTTTCGGTTCCTGAAAACGCATATGCTCCATGCTTGCCATTTGTCCGGTCGAACCGAAGCGACCAGTTCACGATGTCTGCCTGATACCATGCCTCAAATTGCTCTCTGCTTTTGTCGTTCATAACCAAGCCTCCAATCTCTGCACTGCCAGCGCCAATCGCTCGGAATCTACTGCATTCAGCCGCTCGCCGCGCTCAAGCAATGATCTGGCGATTTCCCAGATAAGCCACTCGGCGCGGATTTTGTTTGATTCGTTGTGCTTTGCTTCATAGTGCTTGAAGTAGCCAGGGATGATGATCCATCGGTCTCCATGGATGATTGAGCCAAATACAGCCCCCTCATGCATGGCGATCAGGAATCCATTGTGCAGGTCATTTATCTTGAAGCTGCGCATGACTCCATCGCGAGGCGCCGAACGAATTCGAACGCCGTAGATGTCATAGATCATCGATTCCGGAGTCATACGACCTCCAGGGTTCCCGAGGCGTTAATAACGATTACGCCGCCAGAGACCATTGTCTCAACTCGGCGCTTGGCCGCTGAATAGCCATTCTTACCCATTGAGCTGAATGGCTTGCGATACCTGATCTTTTGAAGCAGCGCTCTTAATGCCATTTTGCTGGATCCGAGCGCCTCAATAACCACCTGCTCTTCTGCATCAGACCCAGAGTCACCAGAGTCGCGGATCATTTGCTGCTGGTGGTCAGCCATCAAATCAACAAGCTCCATGGCGGCAACCAGAATCTTGTCGGTGATTACGCTGGATACCTTGCTTCCGTTGCCGATGCATTCGTAAACATGAAGAACCGCGGCGATCTTCAATACGTGCGCCTCGAATTTTCCAAGCCATGAAAGCATTACCATCTCGCCGGCACGTTCAAGCTCGGCCATTAGCGGCTCATTTTCGCGGCGATAAATCCGGATCTTTTCGTAGCCCGCAGCGGTCAGCCTAAGCTGCTCAAGGTTTTCAGGGTCAAGCGTGACTTTTGACTGCTCATCGGCCATCGCGTATTTTAGGATCGCTTTTGAGTAGGCCTGTACACACCCAATTGATGCGTTGTCGTATGCCTTTTTAACCTCGGCGTCGATTGGATGTTCATCAAATGTTCGAGAGCCAAGATAGCTAGGCTCCGAAACAAAGAAGAAGCGTTCAGCCATACCAGACCCGTCAGACTCGCGAAGAATCCTGGCTGATGCACCGCCCTGCGCGTTGATGACAACCGTGCCATTCGCCCGACCGCTGAACGCAAGACGCCCACTGCGCATCGAGGCAACTCGGTCGCCCGTATACCCCTTAAGCACAATGTCGTTGCTGCTGGCGAATGATGTAGCCGGCGGGAATAAAGATCCGAGAATGGATTTTTCATCGGTGGCAATAACGAATCGACCTTCAGATAGGCCAGCCATGGCCTTATCCATTGCAGCGGTAGTTGCGTCTGTCGTCGAAAGGAATCCTGGCCGCAGCCATTCGGCAACCTCTGGATTCCCCTCTTTGGCCTCCCGGAGCTTGCTGAAAACAATGCGGTTGTGCTTGCCCATACTAATCAGGTAAGAGTTCAAGGCCGCGCCCAGGATCCGGCTTTTCTGCGTGGACGGCGGCTGCTCGACAATTACATAAAGACCAGTTGGCAAGCTGTCGCCGAACTTGAACTGCACGGCATAGTTACAAGCAACGGCCGCACTTGCGCACGCCAGGAACACCATAAATGCGCTGGTTTCAGGGAATTCAATTGCTGTAGCTACCGAAGTTGCATACTTGCCGATAACAGTACCTTTTACGCCATCTGGAAGCTGGATGTATTGCTCTATCCGCTCAATGGAAGATGTAACTTCTGGCTTGGGTTTTCTGCGAGGAACAGGGGCCTTTGCCAGGTCGGCGGAAGATTTTTTTACCGGAGCCGCCTCTTTCAAATCTGCAGCAACTTCATGGTCATAGTCGTTGGTGTCGACAAAGCCAACGCCAACATCAAAAAGGCTGACCTCGAAATCTTCTTCGTCAGGCATAACGTCTGAATAAGCATGGATTGGTGCTGCCTCGAAATCAGGAATACTTGATATATCAATTCCGTTGAGAGGATTTTCCGACATTACGAAACCCTCTTCAGGCAATACTTATCATTGCTTTTCGACATGGAAAGCTTGAAGCCATTGCTCTTGCGCCGGCCGTAGCTGTATGCGGCATTTTGTGCGCGCTCGGCTTCCTCGATGCTGTCAACCAAGAACCAGTTCCCAACGTCCATTTCGCCAAACCTGTATTTGGTCGGAGTGGCTTTCTTGAAAAACTCAGGTGGGCATGGGCCTTTCTGTATCTGCATATGAGTGATCTCCGTGTGGTTTGTGCGCATGGTAGTTTGGCGACAATCGCAATGTCAATCGGCTAATTTATTTACTTGGACTGTATGAGGTGTATGAGGTGTATGAGAGTAGCGAGTTGTTTGAGATAACACGCCACTCATCGCAAAAAACGCAAAATCTGTGCGACATTGAGGGGCGCTGTGCTAGTCGATCTTGCACAGCTTGCGACTCTCTAGGACGTGCATTTCAGCCATTCTGTGCTAACTGAGGGGCGTTTTAGGCTTATGCACGTTTCCGCTAATAAAATGAGAAATATTCCCAAATAAGAATATTTCTATAAATATATTTTTTTTAAAATCACCCCTCAGGTAGCACAACCACTCTGTAAGCCACGTATTTACTGGGCTGGAGCTGTGCTAGTTGCCACCCCTCAGCGACCCCTCAGGTAGCACAGAATTTTCCTTACCAGAAAGTCAGGAATTTATTTTTGGAGATGTGTTGACGCCCTCGAATTGATCTGAGACTATAGCGGTGCAGTGAGCGAAATCGGGGACAACCTAGGACGCCGATAGAGCAAGCAGTGGACAGCGAGGAAAGACTCGCCGCGAGAATAGGATGAACTACGGCGACCCACCGATCAAAAGGGGCCGTTTGCTCTTTAAATCTGCAGTTGTTATTCGCGTATCGCTTGAGCCTAGATCAGGCAGACTTTGAGTCCGGGCGAACGAAGCTTAGGCGGTACACGAATAGCAATTACACCGGACAGAAAGGAATGCCAAAAATGATGACCTATTACCCAATGAAGCCAGGAATCATCAAAATCGTCATCAAGAAAAAGCAGGGCCAATAGCATAATCGGTTAATGCTATCCGCTCATAACGGATGGAAGGAGCGGTTCGAATCCGCCTTGGCTCACCAGCTTTACGAACATGGGTAGGTAGTTCTAATTGGCAAAACACCGGCCTCCAAAGCCGTGAGTTCTAGGTTCGAATCCTAGTCGACCCGCCAGAGTTACGGAAAGGAGTCGCGATACCGAATGGTCTGGCGCCAGGTCATCAACGGAAGCGAATAACCTGCTTGTGGGGATGTGCCACCCGTTTCAGCATCAACCAGCGCCAAACCGATAAGCCTCTCTGCGATGCTCAAATCTTCGGTGCAATACCCGTCACGGCTTCGGGATGCATCACAGGGCAGCGGCCATAACCCTCCGGTTGGCCAGATCATTGTCCATGCATGGATCAAAGCGCCTGAGATGTTTGCGTAAACCGTGGGAGGCTCATCACCTCGGAAGTGTGGCCGCACGTGCGGCAATCGTCTTTATCGGAAAGCATCCAAAAGCATTGAGGCGATGCTAGCAAAAGGGGTTGGGGAGATATTCTAGAAAAGGCCCCAATGAGATATGCGACCGCTAGCCATGCGGTGAATCCTGATTCGATTGCAGGATTGGATGCTTTACCGATGCAGATGTAAGAGCAGGCTGATGCTCATGCCCGTCGTGCGAGGCCAAAGCGTTGAGGGTCTTCCTCTAAAACAGGTCAACTCGGATTCAGCAACCGAATCTGCATCACGCCGCACCGAAAGCCCCAGCCTCTAACCAGCTTGGGGCTTTCGTCTTTCTGGGGTATAGTCAAGCATACGCATTGAGGGGCTATAACGTGAACGCAGAGCAGAAATTACTATTCGATCAGCTTACGCAATTACAGCAGCGAGTAGCGATTAATGTGCTTGCTGGCATGAGTCAAAGAGCAGCTTATTATGCTGCCGGCGGAACCGCTGCAACTGACGATACCGCCGATGTAATGGCGTCAAGAATGATAAGCGACGATAGGGTGAAAACTTTCATGGACGCAATGAAGGCAGAGGCTGTTTCTAACGCCGTCATGTCTCGCCAGGAAGCGCTGGAGAAGTTATCTAACTTAGCCCGTACCGACCTCAAGGACTTAGTTGAGTTCGGCGAGTATGAGCTTGGGAGCGATGGCGATGGCAATCCAATAGTTCAAGCAAGTTGGCGCATCAAAGATTCGGCGATGCAAGATCCGAATAAGATGGCGGCAATCTCGGAACTCACTTCCGGCAAAGAAGGCATCAAGATTAAAACCCATTCGCCTGTAACTGCTATTCAGCAACTTGCGAAGATGCAAGGGTGGGAGTCGGCAACTAAGCATGAAATCACCGGCAAAGATGGTGCGCCGCTTGTCCCGACTCGCATTGAACTTGTTGCGCCTTCCATTGCTGGCAAAGATCAGGATGACGGCAAATGAACTTGAAAGAATCGGTTGTCGTTGATGGTGTGGAATGGAAGTTGTTTGCAATTGACTTCAAATCGCCTGACGGTAAGTATTCAGCGTATCTGTATGCAATCGATCTTGAACATGCCAGCTATCAAGTCGAGTCGCTGCGTGCTGGCGTAGAGATCCGTCAGCTTGTGGCCGGCTGAGCATGTCATCAGTTCAACTCGAAATCCCGCCAAAGCTTATCCCCGTCTTCAGCGGCGAGGCGCGCTACCGTGGCGCGCACGGAGGCCGAGGATCTGCCAAGACTAGAACCTTCGCCTTGATGACTGCGGTGCGCGCCTACATGTTCGCCGAGTCCGGCACAAGCGGCGTAATCTTTTGCGGCCGAGAGTTCATGAACTCCCTGGAAGACTCCTCCATGGAGGAGATCAAGCAGGCGATCCGCGAGACACCCTGGCTCGATGCTTACTTCGATATCGGCGAACGCTACATCAGGACGCGAAACCGCCGCGTGCACTACGTCTTCGCGGGCCTGCGCCACAACCTGGACAGCATCAAGTCCAAGGCTCGCATACTGATCGCCTGGATTGACGAGGCTGAGGGAGTGTCAGAGGTTGCGCTGCAGAAGCTACTGCCTACCGTCCGCGCCGACGACTCCGAAGTCTGGATTACCTGGAACCCTGAACTGGATGGCAGCCCTGTCGATATCCGCTTTCGCAAAAACCCATCCGATGACGCCAAGATCGTCGAACTGAACTACACCGACAACCCATGGTTCCCCGCCGTGCTTGAAGGCGAACGTCTGCGCGATCAGCGCACGCTTGACCCTGAAACCTACGCATGGATCTGGGAAGGCGCCTACCGCGAGAACTCTGTAGCCCAAATCTTCGCCAACAAATACCGGATAGCCGAGTTTGATCCGCAGCCAGACTGGGATGGCCCGTACTTCGGCCTCGACTTCGGGTTTTCGCAGGATCCATGTGCTGGCGTAAAGCTATGGATTAGTAACCGCAAGCTTTACGTTGAGCGAGAGGCTGGCGGCATTGAGATTGAGAATGACGATCTAGCGGCGCTGATGATCAAGGAACTGCCAGACATTGAGAAGCATGTCGTTGTCGCCGATAACGCCCGTCCCGAGCTGATCAGCCACCTGAAGAAGCCAGACCCTGCTAGGTTGCGTCCGTGCCTGCCGAAGATCGAGCCGTGCGCCAAAGGCAAAGGCAGTGTCGAGGATGGCATCTCGTTCATGAAGTCCTTTGATGAGATCGTCGTGCACTCCAGGTGCAAGGAGACCATCAAGGAGTTCCGCATGTACTCCTACAAGGTCGACCGGCTGTCTGGCGACGTGCTGACTGACATCGTGGACAAGTGGAACCACTACATGGACGCCATCCGCTACGCCATCGAGAAGGTGCGGAAAAAATCTTCCTTCTTTGCTGGTTGACAACCGATCTATAGCAATGCAGTATTGGGCTATCGAAACGAACAACGGAGCAAGACAAAATGCAAATCTGGATCATCGACAAGCAGATCAACAAGGTGCGCAAAGTGGCCGTAGGGAGCGCCGAAATGTTCGCCGCCCACAATGTCTACTACACTGAAGATCGCGCAAAGGAAGCATTCAAGCGTGAATGCGAGCACCCCACAAGATTGGGCAACAGCAAGACAGGCCGTATTTCCTGTGCAGACTGCGGGCTACCTCTGAATTAGAACCCCGCCCACCACAAGCCCATTAACTTGGGCTGAGTCAGTGCAAAGGCATCACTTTTACTGCGCCGAAAACCATATGGGGTGAGTAGGTTCCACTTTCAGAGGATACGACCATGCGCACGACCGGCTAAAACCGGCACCCAAGCTGACCGCAAGCCCGCTATGTGCGGGCTTTGCCAGTAAACCCACAGGAGGAATTGAGATGGCATCAATTACGATGACCGCGGTCGAGGTTGAAGGCTACAGGCTGGCCGTGGATCTGGATGATTTCCTTTCAATAGACTCTCCGGCAAAGCCATTTGAGTCAGTGAGATTTGCCGAAAAGCTGCTTAAGGCAAGGGGTATCACCGGGAGTCCTGACAAAATCACCGTGACCTTTAGTGGTGACGCCAGGGTGCCAAATATCTACGAACTTCATTACGACGCGGGTGCTTAGAAATGAAAGCCATATTCCGCTACATCGCCACCCAAATCCGCAAGGAGCTGACGATTCAGTCGGTGGCGGCGACCAAATACAGCGCCAAAGATGTTCGTGATCGTTCGACGCAGACTCCTGGCATGATGTATCCGGCTTCTGCAGCTCTTTCGGCAAAGGTTGCGCGTCTATTTCATGTCGATTCTCCAGTCCTTGATAACAAGCAGATGCGTCTTGTTTTTTTCATCACTAAAGCGGATCAGAACATCTGCCTGACTTACGACGACATTGACAGCGGCCTGATTCCGCATAAATCCGTCCACGCAAAAATCCAGGAAAACAAAACCCTGAAAACCGGCCTTAACGGTTTCGCCATGTTCTGCCTGATCTGCCTGGGCGTGGCGGGTTTGGTTTTTTGAGAATAATTGATATTTGAGAGGGGAATGATCATGAGCAATAAGCATACGCCTGGGCCTTGGGAGGTCAGTTGTTCGGTGCAGGTTGTTGGTGCGTCTCCAGGTAATCGCTGCATTGTGTCTCAACCATTTACTGATGGAACTCAAGGGCCTGTCATTGGTCTGGAGGCTCAGATCGCCAACGCCAACCTAATCGCCGCCGCGCCAGATTTACTTGAGGCGCTGGAGAATATTCTTGATAACGAAAAGCAATCGTCGTTCGAGCACTGGGCTTCAGCTACTCGGCCGTCTGGAGATTGCGAATCAGTCCATTCTCAATGGCTTGAGAGCAGTAGCTATCAGGATTTCCTTGATCTGTACGGCGATGAAATCGCTGCCGTGTCGAAAGCCCGAGGCCAATCATGAAAATCAAAACGGGTGAGTTGAGTGGTTCCAATTTGGACTGGGCAGTTGCGGTGGCCCTTGGTGCGCACGGACAGGAAACCGGAAGCGAGAAAATCAATGGCTGCAAGCATTGGGTTGTTCCTGGGTTTGAACCGATGCGATGGGATAACTGGACGCCATCTTGGGATTGGAGGCAGGGCGGAAAGCTGATCGCCAGCCACGCCATCGGCTTCGTAGGGCATGACGCGGACAACTGGCAGGCATTCTCAAGCCCTGAGGATGTCACGTATCAAGGCGTAGGCCCTACGCATCTTATTGCTGCATGCAGGATGATCGTATCCGCCAAGCTCGGCGATGAAATCGAAGTGCCGGAGGAGTTGGTATGAGTATCCAGTATTGGTTGTTAGCTCTCCTGATCATCGTATTCGTTGTTGGTATGGGGTTTTTCTTCAAGTCAATGAACCTTCATGCGGTCGATAAAGGCTTTAGGTGTATTACGATTTTCATGACGTGCATGCTGGTGGTGCTGATCATTTCTGTTGCTGGCTCTATCTGCTCCAACTTCGCTGCTTGCCAATAGTTCCTAATCGCCACCACCACTGATACCATCCCCGCATCCATTTGGGGGATGCATCGTGGCAGACATTGATTTTAGCGTGCTGTGGGGGCCGAAGAAGCGCCTCGTTGATCAGCTCGACGGCACCTATGCTGAGCGGGTGCTTTCTCAGCCCCCTGCATTTCTTTTGGCCGGTACAACCAAGCAGCGGATGCGCGTTGACGTTGGCGAGGCTGGCTTCTTCGAAGGTCGACAAGCTCGCACGTTTCGAGAGTTCTCAATTGCGACCGGCACAACTCTGACCCTTCGGTTCTCGGTTCCGATCAATATCATCCTGCTAGTCCAGGGCATTGAGCTTGATGACGGAAGTCTGCGCGTCACTAACTGGGTTGGCGGAACTCCGGGTGGAACCTTCTCCGAGGCGCTGCCGGTCGTTCCAAAGAACACGATGTCTGAGCGTCCGCTCCCCCTGTACGTTCCGCAGGTTAGTATCACGGCTGGCGGCACAATTACGGGTGCAACTCCATTAGATATCCATCGCATCGTCGCAGCCACCGCAACCGCCCAGCAAAGCACTGTAGGCAATCTGGTCGGCGATGATCGCGGCATTGGCGCAAACACCTACTACGTCACCTATCAAAACATCGGATCCGGCACTGCGACCGGCACGCTGTTTTTCGTTTGGGAGGAGCGGCCATGATCAAGCCGGTACGCAGCACTGATCCGCTGGACTACGGCTTCTACCTGGCCGCATCGACTTTCGCTGGCACCAGCGAAACTATTTATCTGATGTCCGGATCACCAACAGTGAGCGCTGCCATTCATCCGGCGTCCGGCACGGCAAAAGTCCAATACACGCTTTCCTCGGCTGTCGAGATCGAGGCTGGGCGTGGCAAATGGATTGACTGGCCAAAGGGCAGCGTATCCGCATCCGCCGCTGATGCGCTACTTGGCGCAGTAGTTGCTATTCGCGGCGTTGCAACTGCGACCGCCACTATCGAGGTATGTGCGCAATGAGCGACGTATGGAATGGATCGCCAGCCAGCACTGCTAGGCGCATCGACTTTTACTCCGGCCAGACCAATGGATCCGGCGTCTACACGATCACCTATTCGACTCCATTTCCGGCCGGCAAGATCCCGTCAGTCCAGCCGTCACTAACCAATCCGCCCACGGGTCGGCGATTCCGCGTGTCGGCATCAACCGAAACCGGCTTCACGGTAATTGTCGAAGATCCGGTATCGGTAGTCGTACTTTCAGTCTCCGTCCTCGGCATCGGCGTAACAACTGTGCCGTCACAAGCAATGACCGTCGTGGTAGTCTCTCAGGACTGACGGCGTGACTTGAATAACTTCGTCGCGTATTATCTGCTGCACTATTTGACGGAATTAATCCATGTCCCTTATGAGCCGCCTGAAATTCTGGGAAAAGCCCGAGATTAAATCAGGCGGTCGCGTCTCTCAGATTCCTATTCAGCGTGGATCGTTGCTGGATATGATCTTTGGCGACGGTCGAATGACTCCACAGTCTGCCATGGAGTTCTACCGTAGCAGCTCGTCTGTCGCCATTGCCGTCGACATGATCGCCGACGAAGTTGAACACCTGATGCCGGTTATCCAGATGGAAGACGGCAAGTACATCCAGGATCACGACCTGCTGCGCATGCTGAAGTCGCCCAATGGCTTCGACAACTGGGCAGGATTCATCGGTGCCGCTGCCAGGCACTACCTGCTGACTCGCGAATGCTTCTACTACGCGGGCGGCGGTGTAAGTCGCCCACCGCTTGAGATGTTTGCCGTCAAGCCGCAGATCGTAACCAGCATTGAGAATGCCACTGATAACTATCCTCAGTCATTCCTTGTGACTGGTGGCAGGGCTGGCGGCAACTATCCGCGCGTAGAGAAAGCCCGCAAAATCAATTATTACGATGGCGGCCTGCGCGAACTGTTCCGCGTCCATGGCTTCAGTTCGCGCACCGATGAGACAAGAGCTGATAGTCCGCTTGAGGCTGTAGCGCTTGAGGCTCGCCAGCAAATACAGGGGCGCGTGCATAACCTATCGCTGCTTGAGAACGGTGGCCGGCTATCGCTGATCGTGCAGTTCAAGGATCCGATGACCGAGGATGAGCATATTGCTCGTCGCGACCGTATCAACTCCACGCTGTCTGGTGCGTCGAATGCCGGGCGCATCGCTGTGGTGTCCTCCAGCGACATGGAGATCCATGAGGCCGGCACCACCAACAAAGACATGGACTACGCAGAACTTGATGCCGTCGCCCGCGAGGCACTGTTCCTGCGATACAAGATCCCGCTGCCGTTGGTGAGCAACGATGCTTCGACCGATAACAACATGCAGCATGCGGTCTTTCATCTGTACGACCGCGCTGTGTTGCCGCTGGCCGATGTCCTGCTTGATGGTCTCGGTCGTATGCTGTTGCCACGCTATGGGCTTGACCCGCAGCGTGCGTGCCTGACCTACAACCCTGAATCAATTGAGGCCCTGGTAGCTCGCCGCGTTGATATGTTGCTGGCCCGTCAGAAGCTCGGCGTTGAGACCATCAACGAACTCCGCGCCCAGCTGCCGAACCGTGAGCCGCTGGAAGGCGGAGATACTCTGTATCAGCCTTCGACGCTGGTTCCGGTCGGCACTGATCTGTTTACTGATGACAACGTGGATAGTTCGACTGTTGCGGCAAGGCTGGCTGCGGAGGATGCGGCTAATGCTGACTGAGCAGGAGCGCAAGGTGCTTGATATGACAGCTGAGCTGTGGGATGAACTTATCAAACTGCCGGCGCCGCACGGGCATGACAACCCGGAGCATATGCGAGATATTCACGACATCCAGAACAGAGTCCTTGCCCGTTCGGCTCGCCGCGAGTTAGATGATGTCAAGCCGTAGCGAAATCCTACACCGCGAAGTCGCCGAAAAGCTGCGACTTGAAGCGCTAGTTAAGCCTGGCATCCGCAAGATATTCGCCATGGTCGTCGCAGACTTCCGCACGTCGGTTGCGCGAACCGGGCAGCCGCCGCCGATTAGCCGTTATCGCAAAGCCTTCGAAACTCTTCTTGAAGAACACTATCGCCGCTGCCAGAAGTCATTCTCTGGCGCCATCATGTTGCACAACGATGTCATGACGTTCACGGCATTGCGCGCAAAGCAGAACAAGCAAGTTGATGGTGAAGAAGAATCGAACATTAAAGAATTGATTGCGGCGATCTTCCTGCTTTGGGATGATCAGCACGCACCAGTCCAGGCTGACATCATTGTCGGCACTACTGCGCGCGATATGGAAGACGCGATCAATCAGGGTCGCATGGCTCTGCGTGAAGAGCAGAAGCCTACCGACAATCGCTCTGTCGCACTTGCAGCCCTGGCAATCCTCAAGCGGATACTGCGCGGTCGCGTCGATCTAATAGCAGTTACTGAAACTCAGACTGCCGCCGAGACCGCCAAAGCAATTGAGGCATCCGTCACCGCCAGAACACTGATTCCCGGTATTCCGCTGCCGCGTGATATAGTTCCATTAGTTGAGCCGGCGGTGCAGCCAACTCCTGGCGCTGGCCCGCGATTAACTCCAGTGCAGGCGACATTAAAAAAAAGTTGGATTACGTTGCGTGATAAAAGAGTTCGCCCGACTCATCGCCAGGCTGAAGGCCAAACACGGCCGGTTAATGAGGCGTTTAATGTCGGTGGATCGCGTATGATGTTCCCTGGTGACACTTCGCTGGGCGCACCGATTCGAGAGATCGCCAACTGTCGCTGCAGTGCACAATATCTATTTTGAGGGTTGTACGCATGAAAAAGATGGTAGTTCCATTTGAGGTTAAAGAGATCACCGAGGATGCGGACTACTTCATCTTCGAAGGTTACGCCTCGACTTTTAACAACGTAGACCTTGGCAATGATGCCGTGGTTAAGGGCGCATTTCTTGAGACTGTGGCCAACCTGATGGCGAGCAACAAGACCGGCAAGCTGCCAGCTCTGTGGCAGCATGACTGCGACGACCCGATTGGCAGCTACACCGAGTTGCGCGAAGACAACTACGGCCTATTCGTGAAGGGGCGCCTGCCTAAGGCAGACACTTTCGTCAGTGGCCGCGTCATGCCGCAGATGAAGGCCGAAAGCGTTACCGCCATGTCCATTGGCTACTCGGTGATCGACTACGCCATTGAAGGCGGCGTGCGACTGCTGAAGAAGCTGAAGCTGTGGGAGATCTCGCTGGTGACCACACCAATGAACCCTATGGCTGAGATCACTGGCTTCAAATCCGCTGTCGCCTATCAGGATCTGCCACTGGCCAGCCGTGACCGCGAATGGGATTCGGCTGCCGCCATTGGCCGTGTGCGTGCACTCCTGGATTCCGCAGATTCTCCAAGCGATGCATATCGTCGCGCCTTCCTGTGGTTCGATGAATCCAACGCAGAAGAGTTTGGCGCCTACAAGTTGCCGATTGCTGACGTTATCGATGGCGCGCTCACTGCTGTTCCTCGGGCAATCTTCGCGGCGGCCGCTGCAATTAGCGGTGCGCGCGGCGGCGTTGATATTCCGGAAAGTGACCGCGCCGACGTGATCGCCAACATCAATAAGTATTATTCGAAGATGGATCTGGAATCCCCTTTCAATCAAAAGGCCAGCGTCCGCCTCGACGATCTTTCCGTCCTGACCGAACGAGATCTTGAAAAACTCTTCAAGTCGGGCGTATGCTTCACCAATCAAACATCTAAGCGCCTTGCATCCGCGCTTAAAACTTTTCTTCGAGACGAAGAGATGTCAGGGAATCGGGACGATTCTACCGGAGCAGCAGTTGTCGACGAGCTTAAAAGCTTGTTGGAACTAGCCAAAACCCTGACCGCTCAAAAAATTGAAGGAAAGTGACATGACAGACGTCAACGATCAAGCGCTTCAGGCCGTAAAGGCCCTGCGCGAAACCGTAGAAAAGTTTGGCGAAAAATCTTCGCAGTTCGAAACCATGGTGAAAGCCACCAATGACGCCATCGAAAAGCAAGAAAAGGCCAGTGCCGACTTCACCACCAAGCTCGCCGAAGAGCGCAAAGCAGCTGAAGAGCTGAAAGAGCGCATCGACGGCCTGGAACTTGAACTGTCCCGCAAAGGCACTCAGGCCGGAGACAGCCACAAAGACAAGCCAGAGTACAAGGCTCTGCAGCTGTACATGCAGAAAGGCCTGGAAGCGCTGGATGTCGAGCAGAAAAACACTCTGCGTACCGATATCGCCACTCAAGGCGGCTATTTGGTAATGCCGGAAATGGACAACGCAATCATCAAGAAAATCACCGAGATCTCGGCGGTTCGTTCTGTTGCGCGCGTCCGCACTGTCGGCAGCAAGACCCTGGCAATCCCTGTTCGTACCACTATCCCGGTCGCAACCTACGAAGGTGAAGCGGCTGCCAGCGGCGAAAGCAACAGCACCTACGGCCAGGAAACTCTGACCGCGTACCGTCTGACCGTTACCGTGCCGTACACCTACGATCAGCTGATCGACAGTGAATTCGACATGGAAAACGAAATCACCAACGACGTGGCCGAAGCTTTCGCCTTCACCGAAGGCAACAAGTTCGTACTCGGCACTGGCGCCAAGCAGCCTGAAGGCTTCCTGGCAAACGCTACTGTTGTTGCTGACGCCCGCCAGTCTGCTGGCTCCGGTGTTGTTACCGGCGACGACCTGATCCTGATGTCTGGCGACCTGAAGGTCGGCTACAACCCGATGTACGCCTTCAACCGCCGCTCGCTGGCCTACTTCCGCACCCTGAAAGGTTCGGATGGTCAGTACCTGTGGCAACTAGGTCTTGGTGGTGGCGCTCCAAACACCATTGCTGGTCTGCCGTACATCGTCATGAACGACATGCCGGACATCGCAGCTAACTCGCTGTCGGTTGCCTTGGCTGATTTCATGCGCGGCTACACCATCATCGACCGCACTGGCTTGCTGGTGATTCGTGATGAGCTGACCCGCAAGAAAAACAACATCATCGAAATGACCTTCCACCGTTACAACCACGGTCAGGTTGTTCTGCCAGAAGCTTTCAAACTTCTGAAAACCAAACCTTAAGGGGGTCGCCATGTCTCTTCAAATTTTCGATCTGCACAACGAGGCGACCAGCCGTATCGGTCGCAACTTCGCCGCGATCACTACCAACACCAACTCCGACGGCGCGATCATCGATACCGCCGGCTACGAGTCTCTGGAGTTTTACCTGGCGTCTGGCACCATCACTGATGGCACCTACACCGCGCAGATCTTCCACGGCAACGATCCGGCGCTGTCTGATGGCGTCCAGTTGACAGGCGAAGAAGTGTTGGGTTCTGCGGTGTTCACGCCTACCGCCGACAGCAACGAAACCCGCCGCATCGGCTACGTCGGCAAGAAACGTTACGTGCGTCTGCGCATCGTTTCGACCGGCGTGACCACTGGCGGCACCATCGGCGCAATCGCGGTTCTGGGTTCGCCACTGCACGGCCCGGCTGCTGCTTCGGTGTCGTAAGTCGTCCGAAATGAAGACAAGGGGCTTTCGTGGCCCCTTTCTTTTAAGAGGTGAAACATGATCAAGCTACTGAAATCTGGCAACTGGGCACTTGAAGGTCGCGACGTCGTTGAGATGGTCGAGGGCGAAGAGAAAAGCTTTGGCCCTGGCAGCGACTTCGCGCTGGTCGAGGCTGGCTGGGCTGAATGGGTCAAGCCAAAGGTCGAGTACGAAACCAAAACCAGCGGCAAGCCCAGCAAGAAGGCTGAGTAATGACTGATCGCTACGAGGTATCTGCGCCCGCTGGCATTCCCGTGTCTCTGGATACGGTAAAGCTGTTCCTGAAAATTGATATTTCGGATACCTCTCGCGACGACGAATTGACCCTGTTGGTGGCAGACGCTGCCGATATGGTTGAGCGCTACACCAATCGGCTGCTTTCACCACGCACCGTGCTGGGCAAGTTCGATTCCTACGACGCTGGCGACTGCACCATGCCGTACGACTACCTGCTGCTGCGTCGGGCGCCGATCTTTGATAATGCCGTGACCGATGTTCAGTTCATCGCCAACACGGGTTCTGCTGCGATTCTGGCAGCCGATTACCGACTGAAACCCTTTGACGAGCAGGGGCGTCTGTATCTGATTCGTGGCTTTTCGAATCTGACCCCTGACCAATTTGAGCCGTATCCGATTCGCGTGACATTTACTGCTGGGTATCCGAATGAGGCGGCGATTCCTCCAGCGCTGAAGCAAGGCTTGCTGGAGCTGGTTGCGTTCTTCGATGCCAATCGTGGTGACTGCGGCGGATGCGGGGAGGCTGGTGGTGGCTGCAATGCTCTCGGCATACCTCAGTCGATCCAAGCTAAGCTGGCGCTGTCTCGGATTCTGCGGGTGTTTGCATGAGCTGCCAAACCCTTCGCCTGCCAAAGGTAAAGATCTGCCTCGGCGATCTGCGCCACAAGATCCAACTGGCCAACCGCGAGGCTGCAGGTCAGACGCCAGGCGACTGGGATAGCAGTGGCATCGCCTTCACCGTTTACGCGAACATCTGGGCAGGTATTCGCACCACTGCCGGCGTTCTGGCTGGCGTCGCGCGCTTCGGCGGGACGGTTATCGATCCTAACGCCACCCACCTGTTTTTCCTCAAGCACCGCACCGACTGGCGCAACATCGAAGCCGGCAACGTGTTCGTACTGATGGCGCCTGACCGTCGATTCCGGGTGCTGCGCGCCGACAACGTGGACGAAGACTCGATCTACGATATGATCCAGTGCACTGAGCGGGGCGAAACTGAGGCGGGTGAGGCATGATCAGCATTCAGGAGGCATCCACTAACGACGCCAATATCCTGAAGATCCTGATCGCCGAACGCGCCACGAACATTTGCTTGGCGCATGCATGGAAAGAAGTCGGCACGCTGTTGGTCAATAAGCTGCAGTACATGATCCGCAATGGCCCGCGCACTGGCCGGGTCTACACGTTTCGCGGTCGCAAGCATCAGGCCTCGGCGCCTGGCGAAGTCCCAGCCAATCGGACTGGCAAGCTTGCGAGCAGCGTTCGTTACGAGGCGACCGGTCATCACACGATGGTGTTTGGCGAAGACGCTGAATATGCTGGATATCTGGAGGATGGCACGCATAATCGCGACGGATCCCTCAGGATGGCGCCACGACCGCACCTGCGAGTTGCAGTAACCGAAATGCAAACCGTCACCATGCAAACCCTGATCAAATTCATCGACGAGGCTTATAAATAATGATTACGCCACGCGATGTGATGGAACACCTGTGGCGCTATCTGCCGTCTGTGACCACGTTATTCAATGAAGAGCTGGTAATCACCAACGTGACGGTAACCGGCGGCATCATCACTGGCACCATCATGTCAGGTACTCCGGTCGTCAACCAGAAGCTGCTGCTGTCCGGCATCAAGGTTCGCAACCCGATCACAGCCTATATCGATAACGGCGACGGCACCGCGCGATTCACGACCGCCAATGATCACGATCAGACTGAACCGCATCAGCGACTGGATACTCAGCAACTGACACTCGGTGGCGTCACGCCATCAATCTGGAATGGCAGCCACGACATCATTGGCGTGCCAAATCGCCGGACTTTCGAGATCAATATCCCTGCTGGCGCAACCGTGCCGACCGTGCCTGGCTATCTGATCGAACAGCCAACTGGCGTCCTCGGTATCGGCACCGTTACTTCAGTGGTCGGCAATGTCGTCACCATTCAGCCATCCGAAGGCATCTTCCACTATGACGGCGTCGTGCATCAGATCACGGTAAACACCAAGATCCGCGCGCGCGCGGCCGCAGACATCACTCGCGCTGCCGCTATCTACACCAAGCAGCAAACGCTGAAGCCGTTTATCTTCGTCATTATGACCGACGTTTCGGTGTCGAAAGATCGGCACACGCCGAACGATGGCCTGGCAACTTTCACCAAGCAAGACATGCGACTTCTGCGACTCCTGCAGAACTTCGCCATTGCCGTATTTATCCCAACCCAAGATGATGTTGGCGGCGACAATGCCCAGCATCTGGCTTATGGCGAGATCTACGAGGCGCTGACCAAGATCTTCTACGGCTTCGGCTTCAGCGACCAATCCGCCATTGATTATGTAACGGTTTCCGCAGGCCATGGCCCAGGCTTATATAATTCAGCCTACTACTTGCACGTATATGACTGGCAAGTGCCTAATGTGGTAACCTTCGAAAGTGGTTTCGACGGACAATCTCCGTTCATTACCGACGTGGCATTCAGGGATATTAATCAGTCCCTCTATGTAAACAACAGCGACAAGGCCATAATGTCTATGGCGCTCGATCTGGACGAGGAACGTTTACCGTGATCAAGAGTATTACCATCGAGAACAAAAGCATGGTTAGCTTGCACGGCCTTGGCGCTGGCGAACGAACCGAAATCAAAGTTGACGAAGAAGGAACTCCGCTCGACCAGCATTGGCGCCGTCGTTTTGCAGACGCCGCAACTGATGGCTGCGTAGTTGTCGTCGAACCTCAAAGCGAGACCAAGGCCAAAAAGGGGGCTGAATAATGTCCGCCACAAGCAATCCGCGCATCAATATCCAGCTGCTCCCTGCGGCCATCGTCAACGCTTACGCTGATCGGCGCGACCTGCTTGTCGGCGTTGTGCCGACTGCAGCCGGCGTTACCTCCGGCGTCCTTACTCAGAACGTCGAAGCCCTGACTCTTGCGCAAAAGCGCTCACTGTTCGGCACTGGCGAGTTGTTCGGCCGCGTGCAGAAGTGGCTGACGGCCAACAACGGGAACAGTCCGCTGGACGTTATTGCCGTCAAGGAAAACGCTGCTGGCACTGCGGCTACTGCGAGCATCGCACTGGTTGGCACCGCCACTGCTGCGGGCACTCTGGTTGTCAGTGCGGTTGATGAGTTCCAGTTCAAGGTGACTGTCCAGGTTGCGATTGGCGATACCGCCACCGTCGTAGGCGCCGCACTGGCTGCAGCACTTAACGCGCTGGTTGACTCGCCATTCACTGCCGCCGCCGTAACTGGCACCGTGACGCTGACCGCTGACGAGAAAGGCACTAGTGGTAACTACTACGGTATCAAGGTTGCGTTGGCTGCCGCGGGCCTGACCCAGACTCTGACTGGCTGGGCAAGCGGCGCTACTGATCCGGTTCTGACCACGTTGTTCGACCCGATCACCAGCATCCGCTACACCGGCATTGGCTTCCCAGAATACTGGCAGGCAAGTTTGAGCCTGGTGAAGACCCTGCTGGAAAGCCGCTTCAACGCTGCCAACGACATCATTGATGGTGTTGCCTTCCATGGCCGCAGCCTGACCTACGCAAACGCCCTGTCCGCAGTGGCTGGCGAGAACAGTCAGGTTGTCGTGATCGGCGGCAACAACAAGGTCACCACGGCAACCCAGACCGGCCCTGCGATTGTGCAGCCCGCTGACTGGACGCTGGCATACTTCATGGGCGTCCGCGCTCGCCGCCTGACCCCTTCGGCGCCGATTGCTGACTTCATCGTGTCGACCTCAGGCCAACTGGATGCGTTCGGCGGCCCTGCGCTGGCATCGCTGCCTTACTTCAACACCCCGCTAGCCCGCACTTCGCTCGCCTCGCCTGCGATTCTGTACGCGATGTCCGAGCAGAAGAGCCTGGAAGATCAGGGATTCACAACCTTCGGCGTGAACATCTCGAACAACGCCATGATCATGGGGCCGGTAACTACCAACTGGAAAACTGACGCGGCTGGCAACAGCAATATCAGCTTCCACTACCTGGAATATATCGATACCGGCTCTGCTTGCCGTGAGATCTTCTTCCGGGTATTGCGCAGCGCCTACGCTCAGTCCCGCCTGACCGAGGGCGACCTGATCCCTGGCCGCTCCATGGCGAACGCTCAAAGCATCAAGGCCAAGCTGCTGGAGATCTATCGCACGCTGTCCGGTCTGGCACTGACTCAAGCTGGTGACGCCGCCGAGAAATACTTCAGCGACAACACCACGGTGACCATCAACTTGGCTACCGGTACTGCGACCATCGCCGGCCCGCTGCCAATCGTTACCCAACTGCGCCAGATCGACTACGCGCTTCAGTTCTCGTTCAGCGTCGGCTCGACCGGCACGCAAGTGACCTTTTAAGGAGGCGCCATGTCTATCACTCTTTCGGTTCCGTCGGTCATCGTCAACAACCAGACGATTGCGATTGTGCCAAACAGCTTCAGCTACAACGGCGGCGAGGGCGAGATCAACGTCCGCGCCGCCTCTGGCGGTGGCAACACCATCGAGTCGGTTCACTCGGTTAACGCCGAAGGCAAGCTGGGCAGCTGCAAGTTCGACGTGTATCTGACGCCGGATGTTGACTCGCTGATCCGCACCTGGAAGGGCCAGGTTGGCCAGAACAGCATCCAGTTCGTTCAGCGCCTGAGTGGTGGCGGCAACGTGACTCGCTCGATGAGCCGCATGTCTCTCATCAACCAGGTTGAGCGTAACGCCTCTTCGGATGGTGTTGTATCACTGGAGTTCAAAGGCGATCCGATGGCTGGCGTCTGATAACAATTATTCGAAAGTCGAGGGGCAACTATGATTCACGACGGCACAACTGATTTTCAATCAGAGCGAGAAGTCTGCTACAGCAGCAAGGGCGTCGATAAGTACACGACGCTCTTCGTGCTGCGCGAACCAGGCATGGAGCACTGCAAGCACGCCATGCGCATCAAGCAGATGGTGATGCAGATCTTCCAAGAGACCGCCGCCAAGCACAAAAAGGCTGGCGAGTTCGATATCTCCGGCGAAGAGGTAAAGCCGATTGAGGAGGATCATGAGCAGACCAGCGAGGAAACCGCTGAAATGCTTGAGATGCTTTTCATGATGTCGGAAAAGGTCGAGGTCTCCGAGTTCCTGGATTGCTTCCGCGCAATGGCATGCATGCGTTCCAGCAAGCCAATCGTGTCGCTTGACGGCGAGCAGGCAATGACCGATGCCATCTGGCAGAACCTCAGCCTTGATGATGGCTACAAGATGGCCGTTCGGTGGGCAGCTTTTTTCGCTATGCCCTCGGTAGACGGCCAGAAGAAATCGTCGAGCAAGCCGTCTCCATCAGCAGGGCAAGTGAAGGTGGTATAAGCTACGAAACCGCCAGGGATATGCCTATCTGGGAGGCCCTGCAAGTTACGAAAGTGCTGAACAAGCTGAATCATAAATAAGGGGCCGCTGATGGCGTTCAACATTGCATACACCTATCAGCTCATTGATAAGTACACGGCCCCGATTCAGAAGATCATCGCCGCCACTCGTGCGCATACGCGCTATCTGAAAGAAAACAAAGCCGCTATCGCAGTCAGCAACGCCGCGCTGGTGAAGATGACTGCGAGCAGCGGTAAAGTTGGCACCGCAATAACCCGCCTATCCAATCGCTCCGAGCGCCTAAATGGTTCGCTTAAGGCGCTCCAGAACAACAACGCATTCGATCATCTGACTACTCAGGCCAAGGGCTTTAATGAGCAGCTTGATCGCATGAGCCGTATTCATCCGAACATTCCCGGCATAGGGCCTGGTGGCGCCGTCGTTCCTGGTGCGAATGTTCCTGGCGGGCGCCATCCTGCAGCCACGCATGTTACGCGCGCAGAAAGACTCTCTCGCTTCGGCGCTGCCGCTTCAGGCCTTACTGGCATTGGCACAAGTATCGGCATAACGAAAGTCCTCAAGAATACGGCTGCCGTCGAAAACGCCATGATCGACATGGGCCGAGCCACTAACCTGCCCGCCGAAGAGCTGAAGAAGTTTGAAGAGCGCTTCATGTCGCTGTCTGAGCAGATCGGTATCAGCACCGACAAACTGTCGATCATGGCCTTTGAGGGGTCGAAGACCGGTATCGATAATGCTGACCTTGATAAGTACGTCAAGCTGACAGCGAATGCCGCCGTTGCATTCGAGATTCTTGAGGATGAGGCTGGCCGCGCACTCGGATCGATCAAGGCCAAGATGGGGCTGAATATAGACCAGCTTACCAAGATGATGGATGTTACCAACCTGGTCGCAGATGCAACATCTGCTGATGGCGAGCGGATGATTAACATTCTTGAGCGGCTTTCCGGGCAGTTTAAAACCCTGAAGCTTTCACCGGAGGTTGCCGCAGGATTTGCTGGCGTCGCAGATCAGCTGGAAACTTCTCCAGAACTTGCCGCATCCGGCATGAACATGATGCTGAGCAAGCTCATGAACTCAAGCGCCATCGCGACCAAGATGCTAAAGGCGCCAGAGGATACGCTGCGCTCGGTCATGAAGAAATATGCGGCCATGCCAGAGGCCCAGCGAATAGCCGCAATCAACAAGGCATTCGGCCTTGAGGCTGGGCGTTTTGTGATAAAGCTTGCCGGGAACATGGAGCTATTCGAAGAAACCATGAAGAAGGCCAAAGACTCTAAAGCATTAGGAAGCATGGAACGCGAAATGCAATCCAAGCTTAAATCGCTGACCATGCTTTGGAAGAATATGTCGAACGCCGTAACCAACGTCATGGTTGCGATTGGTGAAGGTCTTGCTCCAGATATCAAGAAATTTGGCGAGTACCTGCGTGAGGTTACGCCGCAGATCCGCAAGTTTGTTCGTGAGCATCCTGGCATCGTCAAGTTTGCCGCTGGGGTTGCGCTGGCCGTGGCAGCTATTACGCTAGCAGTTCCAGTTGCGTGGGCGCTAGGTGCTGCATTTGGCTTTGTCGGAGCGGCCTTAGCGCTGCTCTCAACCCCAATGCTATTGGCAATAGGGGCAGCGGCTTTAATCGCATGGCAATGGGATAATCTCGTTGCAAGTGGCAGCCCTATCCCGGATAGCGTTAATGCCATTGCAGACAGCATTAAAAAACTTGCAGAAAGATTCGGTGATCTCTCCTCAAAAGAGGATGGTACAAATGCATTTATGAATGAAATGACCCGGGAATTCGATATGCTCAGCAAAGCTATTGAAGTTCCTCTATCGCTTCTGCAAGACATGCTAAAGGTTATGGAATGGATATCCGGGGCGTCAGCTCCTGATCTTACAGGCTGGCTTGGATTCCATACGACTGGCGTAATGGCTGGAGCCGGCCAGAATATCGACAAGCTTACGCCGCCTAACCTCAATTCGGCGCTAAGCCTAGATAAGATCGCCGGCAAAGCGGCGCCACAGCAGGCCGTTACCGGTACAATCACCGTCAAGGCAGAGCCAGGCACTGACGCCAAGGTTTCGCAGCCAAGCCTCCCAACTGGCAGCAATCTCTTGATGATGAAAAAACAATGACAGATCCCTACCTGCAGCGACTCGTACAGGCCTCATGGAAGGGCGTTGTTTTCTCGGTTAGATCCGAGGAGCTGCCAAGTGGTGGCCGCAAGACTGCGCTGCATGAGTTCCCCAATAGCGATGAGCGCTTCGTCGAAGACCTTGGTGAGATACCGCCACGCTTCACGATCACCGCATTCGTCCATGGCCTTGATTGGCTTGAGCGTGCACAGGCGCTAGAGAATGCGCTGCGTGAAGCGGGGCCAGGCCGGTTAGTTATGCCGACGTTTGGTGCCTGGACTGTCTGGGCGCTTCCGTACAGCAAGAGCGCGTCGCAAACTGCTGTCGGCGAAATCGAGTTTCAGCTTGAGTTTGCTACCAGTCGCGCAGTAGCCGGGATCATTGAGGCGGTACCGACAGCAGAGACGGTCTTTGCGGCCGGCGATAATGCACGCGGAGCAATTGGTGGCGCATTCGGCGGGATCTTCGGCGCGCCAAGCGACTCCCTCGGCTTCGGCGCAATGCTGTCGGATATTACCTCTGTCACCAACGAGACCTTTTCGGCAGTATCAACTATTTTGAACGCGCAGAGCCTTGGCGAGATGACCGGCGCCATCCGTAGCCTTCTCGGCAACGCTGGCGGGCTGCTCAACGATCCAATCAATCTGGCGCTGGAGTTCTTTGGAATTGATGAGGATGCGCCAGGCCTGTGGCAGATCATCAGTGAGGGGCTGGACACGATAACTGCTGTCAGCTCCATGCTGGATTTCGCCAAAAACTTCGGCAACAACTTCGCGCTGATTCAGTCAGACCTAGATAGTGGCGCCAAGGTTGCTCCGGTTACGTCTTCAGTACCGAATTCTCCGGTTTCTGGCATATCGCTGTGGCCAGAAACAACCGTCGATAGGATCGACCGGAACGAGGCGAGGACGGAGATCGTCGAGTCAAACAGGATTGCCGCGCTTGTCGTAGCATATGAGCAGGCAGCAAACGCTGACTACCAGACCATCGACCAGATCCAGACAACAAGAACCGACCTGGAAGATGTCTACTCATTCATGATGCAGGTTGATGCCCAGGAGGTCGGCTCAATTCCCGCCAACAGGGAGGTGCGCGAGGCCATGGCTGAGTTGCGCATCAGAGCGCTTGCCGTGCTCGACCAGAAGTCCCAATCGGCATGGCTGACATCTCAGATCATTATCAATGGCGGCCTAACTGCGCCGACGCTGACCTATCTGCTGTATGCTGAGTCCCTGACAAATGACCTTGATGACAGGTCATGGCAGATTCGCCAACTAAACCAAGACAACAACACTATGGCGATGTCTGGACAGCTAACGGTTTTGAGGGGCGGCAATGCTTGAGATCAGGCACAACGGAATCTCCTACACTCTGTGGGAGACGGCGACCTACAACAGGTCGCTAGACAATAACTGCGGGCAGTTTTCGATCACCAGCAGCAACCCATTCAATCAGACATTTCCCTTGCGCGCTGGCGACCGCGTGCAGTTTTTGGTCAACGGCATCTCAGTGATCAATGGTTTCGTCGACAAGATCACCGCAAGCGGCGATGTCAACGGCCACACCCTGATGGTTGCCGGTCGCGACAAGGTTTCTGATCTGATAGACAGCTCCGTGCCGGATGCCGTCAAGTCCATGAAAGGGCCAATCAGCCTCAAGACTATGGCCGAAAAGATCATTTCTGCGTTAGGTGCCAGCATCAAAGTAATTGACGCGACTGGTGGCATTGAAAGTTTCAGCGGTAAAGATCTGCAGGCAGCCGAGAGCGGGCAAGGATGTATGGACTTTCTGGTTTCCTTCGCCAGGAAGCGCCAGGTATATCTGATCACTGACGGCAATGGCGACCTAGTGATCTACAAGCCTCTCGGGCAAAAGGTCGGCACGCAGCTATTGCACCGCCATGACGGCCAGAACAACAACGTCAAGACAGCGGAGCTTGAGGTAGACCTGAGTCGGCGCTTCAACAAGTATGTGGTCAGGACACAAGCTAATACAGCGGCAGACCCGCTTGCCGGTTACGATAAGAAGTCCGTCTCGGTTACTGGCACAGCAATTGACCCGGAAATCAGGACTACGCGCTACCTTGAAATCAAGGGCGAACAGACCATGACCTCTGGCGAAGGCTCTGAGCGCGCAGCTGAGGAATCAAACCTACGACGTGCCAAGGGCCTTACCTACACAGCTACGGTCTACGGTGATGCCCAGGTAAGCGGCAGACCTTGGGATATTGGTTTTCTCGCGGATGTATTCGATGATTACAATGGCGTGCGCGGCGAGCTGCTAATATTTGCCACCTCCACGACTGTCGATCTATCCAGTGGCTCAATAACAACTATTGGTTGCGGGCCTGCAGATGCCTACCGCGCCAAGGCCAAGCCAAGCCGCAAGACTCGGCGCAAAAGCAAAGAAGATCCATTTGCGGGGTTCCTATGACGGACACATTAAAGGTCGGCGTGCTGGAGTCGGTCACGGACAGTGGTGGAACACGTCGAGGAGAGGCGTCCTGGCTTGGGCGCGAGAGCCAGCCAATCCAACTGGCAAGTATTTACGGACTGATATCCAATCCACCGACCGGCTCTCAAGTTCTACTGTTGCCGCAGAACGGCCAGGAGTCTGCATGCATTGGACTGGCGGATCACCCAAACCTGCGACCCGTCCGCGATACGGCATCTGGTGAAGTTGGTATTGCCAATTATCTGACCGGTTCCTATGTGATGTTCCGAGAAAATGGTGACATTGAAGTCTTCACGGCGGCGGGAAATTTAATAGCAAATATCACTGGCAATGTGACAGCGACGGTTAGTGGTAATGTCACAGCGGCGATTACTGGCAACCTAACAGCAACTGCCGCGCAAATAAATGCAAATGGCGTTATCATTGATCCGGCCGGAAACATCACTACAACTGGAGTTGTTACGGCCCACCAATTTATCACGGTTTAACGGTGCCAAATGCAGGACATCCTGATCCGCGCAAACAGTGACGGTCTCTACGACTTCGTAATTGAAGGCAATGAGTTCGCTTCGGCTGGCGGATTCGAAACTGCAATTCCGGTCTCGCTATTCACTGATGCCCGCGCTCCTGCCGCGCTAGTTTCCGAGCCGCGCTATCGTCGAGGCTGGATCGGCAACCTAATGACCGCCGCAACGATGCGCCAACTTGGCTCCATCCTGTGGATTCTTGACCAATCCAGAATTACGCAGGAACGGCTCAACGTCGCCAGGCTTGCCGCCCAAGATGCATTCCAATGGATGATCGATGATGGCGTGGCACTAAACGTATTTGTTGACGTCACGCAAACCGCAAGCACTGGATTCATGATTAACATTCAGATCACTGACACCTCAAACGTCGTCAGCCGCTATCAGACCCTTTGGAGAGCGACGGATGCCTCTGTCATACCCAACACTTGAGCAGTTGATTGAGACGGCTCGCGCTGAGTTTCGCCGACAGCTGCCAAACGTTGACCCTACCGTTTTCGGTTCGTGGTCGCGCGGCTTTATCGACGGCTGTGGTGCGATGGCTCATGCCATGGGATTCTTGGTGCGCGACCTTGAGCAGGAAATGTTTCCGCAGACCGCGACTGATGAATTCCTTGATCGGTGGGGAGGCTATGAAGACCTGCCGCGCAATCCAGCTACCGGCGCAAGCGGTCTCGTAAGTCTTAATGGAACTGTCGCCACACTGATCAATGCTGGCGAGCAATTTACTGGCTCAAACAACGTTGTCTACTCTGTAATCACTCCGGCGGCCGTTGAGGTTGTCGCGCTACTGCTTTCGTCCCTGACGCGCTCAGGCACTACCGCCACAGCAATAACTGCGGTTCCGCACCGGCTTGCAACTGGCATGACCGTGACCATCAGCGGAGCCGTGCAAACTGCCTACAACGTATCGGCAATGGTTACTGTGACCGGCGCAAATACCTTCACTTATCAGGTAGCAGGTTCGCCAGCCACGCCGGCAACCGGATCGATTACCGAGACGAGTAGCTTTGCCACGCTGAGCGTTCAAGCCACAACTACCGGGCCAGGAACAAACCTGATTGCCGGCGCGACGATGAATGCCGCAGTGGCTGGCGCGTCATCTTTGGCGTATGTGCAGTTTGGTGGCATTGGCGGCGGCGCGGACATCGAGAGTAACGACGATTACCGCGACCGCATCATTGAGAGCCGCTCGAACATCAGTGGCGTGTTTACCGAGGATCAAATCAAGATCGCGGCGCGCACCATTCCTGGTAACACGCGGGTATTTGTTAAGCGCCCGGTAACTGCTCTAGGTAGCGGGACGCAAGGGTTGCCGTCATACAGCCCCGCCGCTGGGCAAGTGGTAGTCATTATCGTGCGCGACGATGACGCAAATATCATCCCAACGCAGAGCGTTCTTGATCAGACAAAGACGGCGATTATCACCAAAGGGAGACTGCCAGCTCATACGCGCGCAGATGATGTGTTTGTTTTGGCGCCAGTAGCACAGGTAGTTAACTTCACTTTCTCGGCGATCCTTCCAAACACTGAAACGATGAAGACCTCAATCAGAAATCAGTTGACAGCCTTCTTCCAGGATAGCGTGACATTTGAAGAGGATATCCCGGCGCCAAGCTATCAAGGGGCCATCCAGAATACCCGAGACATTGTGACAGGCGAGCGCCTGCAGTCATTTACACTAAGTTCTCCAGTCGCAGCGATTGTTGTTGCTGACGGCAGCATACCAGTTCTTGGCGCGGTGACATTCCCATGATGAAGTTTGAGGCTGCCTCAATTGAAGAGGCGACAAGGCAGTTGGCCTCTACCATTCCAGATGGTCGCGCCTGGCAGGCAAAAAGCATTACCGGTACAAATATGTATGCCGTGGTAAGTGCCTGCGCCGCAGAGTTCAGAGAAATACAAATCCAGATTGAGACCCTTTCGCGAGAGTTTGATATCAACCTCAGCGATCAGTTGCTACCAGACTGGGAGGCTTCATGCGGACTCCCGGAGGAATGTATAGGCCAGATGGCATCCCTTGAGGATCGACGCAATGCGGTAATTCTACGGCTGCGCAAGATCCCGTTTGTCACAAAAGCAGATTATGAAAACCTGGCATTTCAGCTTGCCGGACTAAGCGTCACGGTAACCCCCGGCGCAGAGATCGAGCTATTCCCGCTAGACTTTCCGATACCCTTCTCTAGTGGCAATTCTTACTTTAAGCTGTATGTAAAATTTAACGACGCAATTGGCGGTTTCCCGTATTTGTTTCCGTTCAATTTCGTATCGACCGGCGATAATATAATTCGATGCGTTTTTGAGCAGATCGCCCCAGCCAACGTATTAATTATTTTCCAGTGAGGCCATAAAATGCAGGATTTCGGCACAAAGGCGGATAACTCTCCACCACCTGGCGGTCAGCTATCGGCAGCAGAATTTAATAACCTGGCAACAGAGAACGAGACAGCTGTACTTAGATCAGGACAGTCACTCAGTGGCGCATCAACATCACAGTTGGCTACATCGCTGTTTTTGCACGGAGTAAAATCAAGTACCTTCCAAGACAGCGGTGCGGCAAACTCTTATGTTTTAACTCCCGCATCCGGATCGCTGGGGGTCATGCTTCCGAGCACATATTCGGAAATGAATGGCACTATAGTTTTATTCAAACCAGCCAACGCAAATAGCGGGGCCTCGACGCTTAACATAGGGCAGACGACAGGCACATTGCTAGGAGCGAAAAACATCGTCGATCAGTTTGGCAGTGCGCTATCAGCCGGCGCCATCAGCCAGACATATGTACAGCTCAGATACGACTCATCTATTGGTGCTGGATCATGGGTGCTGATGCCGTGGTCATCAAGCGGTAGACTTATTAACATTCAGACCTTTACATCTAGCGGAACATATACGCCGACCCCAGGAACAACCAGGGTATTCTTGAGGGTTCTTGCTGGCGGCGGCGGTGGTGGTGGCACGCCGGTAACTAACGCATCTCAATCCGCTTCCGGAGGCGGTGGTTCTGCCGGGAGCTATGCTGAGGGATGGTACGCGAACTCTACGAGTCAGTCAGTTACGGTCGGTGGTGGCGGCGGCGTAGGAGCTGGCGTTACTGGCGCGGCCGGCGGAGCTAGTGCATTCGGCGGCCTCATAAGCTGCCCTGGCGGCCTCGGCGGCACAGTAGGGGTTTCCGTGTCGGTGTTCCCGACCGTTGGCCAGCTTGGCGGCCAGCCAAGTGCAGCCCCAACCGGAGGGAATGTAGTGTCATCACCAAGCGCCGAGGGTGGCTATGGATTTTTATACACAAGCACAAGCGGCGTTGGCGGAGCCGGGACAAGTTCTGTATTTGGCGGCGGCGGCGTGCATTCGGCTAACGCACCAGGTAACCCTGGTAGCGGGCGGGGAGCCGGCGGGTCTGGTGCATGCGCTTTCGCCTCATCTCCGGCAGTGTCCGGTGGCGCAGGCAGCGGCGGGATTGTTATCGTGATGGAGTATGCATAATGGAAAGCAACTACGCGCTAATTGAGTTATCCAGCGGGCTGGTCGTAAATCTTATTGTTCTGGAGGAAAATTCCGGATGGGTAGATCCTGAAGGGTTTATCACCGTGCAAACCGATATGGCCAGCATCGGCTGGAAATATGTTAATGGTCAATTTATTTCTCCGGAGCCAGATCCGCCAACTTATGAAGAGCTGGCGGCATCAGCCAGAGGTGAAAGGGATCAACTCCTTAAAACAACGTATGATCCAGGAATAATGATGGCACTTAGGGCGCTACGCATGGCCTCAACGCCGGATCAGGAGGCCTACGCCAAGGGCAAAGTGGAAGAGCTTGATGCCTACGCAGAAGCCCTAGTAGCTATACCGGATCAGCCGGGGTTCCCGCAAACAATCGTCTGGCCTGAAGCGCCAACCAAATAACCACTATCAAAAGGATGTATAGTAATGGCAGCCAAAAAACCCGCGAGCAAGCCAATTGCGAAACCCACAGCAAAGCCAAAATCTGGCGGTAAAAGCCCTGTTACTGGTCGTGCTGGCGGCCTTGGGCAGCCGACACCTTCTGGCGGCCTTGCCGGATCAGGAGAGTAGTTTTGTCTGGTATGCGAATGATGTGCTGCGAGCTGTCGGCATGTCTGCCGCACTGGGTCTCTGTGCCGCGCTAACCCCGTGGCGCATGCTCCGCCTCAAATGCCTGATAGCCGCCTTGTGCGGCTATTACATTTCCGACGCAATTGTCTGTGCCACCTGGTACATCTGGCATTTCCCGTCGCCAATGTCTGCGCTGATCATTCAGGGCGCTGGAGCTGTCGCGGCATTCAGCTTCTACTGGTGGCGCTCATATACGCAGCCGTCTGACTATCTTGAGCACGGCCGACTCTTCTGCGTCCGCCATATCCCCAGCAACACCCAAGACTTTCTGATATCCATGTCTGGCCTGTATGGCCCAGATGGTGGATATTCACTATATGCAAACGGATTCCTTTACAAGTTCTCCGGTGGTCGTCTAGTTCGGCGCAAGGTTTCAAGCCTGCCAGCAATTAGCTATCATGTAACGCGAGGCGCCAAGTTAGACGACGCCCTCATCTCTCGACTGGACAGCCTGATTGGCATGCGATGGTCGTTAAACAAAAATTGCCTGACCGTATTGGGGCGCATCTGGAGAGAGCATAGTGGGCGAGCCTATTAAGGAAGGGATCGATTTCATCCGGTCTGAATTCCTGGCTGCGGCGTTTGTTGGGTCAATCATATTGCTGACCTTTTGGCCGCCGTCTTCGAGAACCAAGGCGATCATTCGTGTCGTTGTCGCCGTCTGCATTTCCTGCTTTACCAGTCCCGCCGCGATGTACGCAATTTATCTCTTCTATCCGGAACTGCCGGCCAGCGCTAGTGTCGCCATTGGTCTGTTGCTATTCTTCTGGATAGCACTGTTATCGTCTCACCTGGTCAAATCCTCTGTCGAGGTGCTGAAGCGAGCGCCGAAAGCCAAGTTACCTTGGAGCGAACAATGAGCATTGTGCTAATTCCGGTCGTCTTGTGCGCGGCCTATCTTGTGATGGTGTCGATATGCGTAAGTGAGCGGATGACGCCGCAGACAAACCACTTTGTCAGGGCTGCTGTCGTGCTGATCGGTGGCGCTGGATTCTGGGCGCTGTGCAAGGCCATCGTATTTGGATGGGGCAGCTCGCCGCAGGAGCTGATCCAAGGGGTATTTGTTGTGGTGCTGGCGATCAGCATCTGCCGAGTAAGATTCAACACAGGCAGCGAAGAAAGACATTCGCTGCGTAACGCAAAAGTTCGCCAGGGCCGGTGAAATCCCAAGAGGTACAAGACGTGAAACTAATCCCGAACTGGCGTAAGTGGTATAAGCGGTGGTCGACGTGGTTGCTGGCGTCTGCCGGCTTGCTGAGTGGCGCCGTGTCGTTCATGCCGACCGTGCAAGAGTACATTGATCCGGCGACCTACAAGATGATTATGCTGGGCCTGTCGGTGGCGACGTTTGTTGCGCTGCAGGTTAAGCAGACTTCGGTGTCAGGGCCAAGCCAATGAACTTCGATCAGGCCTTTGAAAAGCTGATCGGCCACGAGGGCGGATACAGCAATCATCCGGATGATCCAGGCGGCGAGACGATGTTTGGCGTAACCAAGAAGGTTGCCATCGCCAATGGCTACGCCGGCCCAATGCGCGACCTGCCACTGTCAACCGCCAAAGCCATCTACCGCAAATCCTACTGGGACTCAGTGCGCGCTGACGAACTTCCTGATGCCATCCGCTTTGACGTGTTCGACTGCTCGGTTAACTCCGGGCCAGGGCAGGCCATTCGATTCATTCAGCGCGCCACCAAGACCGCCGAGGACGGGAAACTTGGGCCGATAACTTTGCGCGCAGTGCTGGCGATGGATCCGCAGCTTCTCGATAAGCGCTTGAGCGGCCACCGCCTGCGATTCATGACTGAGCTTAAGACCTGGCCGTCATTTGGTCGCGGCTGGGCTGCGCGCATCGCCACCAATCTGATCGAGGACTGAGCATGTCGATCACCGCAATCATCATGGCAATTATTGGCCTAGTCGGCGCTGGCATCGGGGTATTTCTCGGCCACGCTCGCGGAAAGTCTGTCGGCGTATCTGAGGGCGTCCAGAAACAAGCCGAAGCCCAGCAAGTCGAACAGTCCAAAGCCATCGTCGAAGCCGTACAGGAGCGCGCACATGTCGATCAAACCGTTAATGCTGATAACGATGCTGAGCTTGATGAGCGGCTGTCAAAGTACGATAGAAAGGGTTGATACCGCGTGCAGCTGGGTCAGGCCGATCACCACAACCGCCGCGGAAAGAAAGGTTATGACGCGGCAGACCAAGCAAGAAATCGCCGCGCATAATGAACTGTATGACTTGAAGTGTGGGGTTTTGCGAGATGAGAAAGGTGCCTAGTGGCGCCTTGTTTTATCCATAACCGGAACCCATTGCGGGCGCTCCACCTTAAACCCGGAGTCGCCACTTTCGCTTTCTACCTCTTCTATTCTTATGCATTCTGGCAAGACCTGGATTCGTAACAGCTCGGCCAGCTTGCTTGCGGCCGCATGCTTGGCCTGTTCAACCAATGAGCCTTCGCCAAAAGTGCCAAGTTCATGCAGATCGAAAGTAACCGTTACCGTTGCCTTCGTGATAGTGCGCTGGCGTTCTCTCATTTCCACGGCCCTCGGTAGATGTGCTGGAGCATGAATAGGGTGGCGAGGATCATGAGGTTGCCTCTTGTGGATTATATTTGGTCAGCCGCCATTTAGTGTTATTGGATTGGCTACGATCAGACTCGACCAAGCCTTCTCGCTCCATCTTTTCCAACTCGCGACGAATCTGCTTAGTAGTGAATGGCTCGATGTAAAACCGGAACCACCAAGTGCAGAACCAATTATCTCGAGAGCCGCCAGCGCCACTCATGTAGGTGGTAATCCGTTTTCTCAATTCGCTCATCTGTTAACCCTTCGCGCAACTCGCTGCGCCTTGCGTTTATTTTTTCTGGCCAAGCGATGCCCAATTGCAGGTTTTGGCCATCTGAAATGGCGGAATCGGTTATTGAAGCCCCAGGTCTTCACGACTTCACCTTCAGGCCAGCGGCTTCGATGGCCGTGCGCGTTTCTTCAGCTGGATATCCCCAATCATCAGGATGCGGGCCAAAAGCCTGCTGGGGCGGCAACTCAATCACCAGCGATTCACGGGAGTCGACCCAGCATGTCCAGCACATATCCGTTGTGAAATCGTCGTAGACGTAACCTTCAGGCCCAGTATCTTCTCGGCCGCCGGCAACGAACCATGCACGATGACCATTTCTTTCTTCAAACTCTTTGCGCATCTTGTCACTCACAACCCACCCCCATGCATCTGCCAGCCACAAGCAATGCCTGCGCAAAAAACGAAAATAACTATTGCCAGCAGTGCTGGGCCGCTTGATTCGGTTTTACCGATTGAGCCGTCTAGCTTGCGACGAACTCCACTGTCTATTGTGTCGCCGCACTCGCCAATCTTCATGGCTGGCGGCGATGGATACTTGCCAGTAGCAAACGATCGTTCGCCAGCTGGCCTTGGTGGCGTCTCGCGGCTACTTTTCATATCAACTTCGCCGCAGTAGCAATCCAAAACGCCACGCCACTGAAGACCATGACGATGATGCCTAGGCCAATCATTGCGTCCCAGATGGGATGATCAGTCGCGAAGGATGGCGGTGTTTCCTCATGCAATGGGATCTGTTGCTCACGACCAATCTGAACGCCCCGACCCTTCCAGTAGGCGAGCATTTCGAGTTGTTTGGTGGTGCAGCGGGTGGCTTGGTTATGCATGATTCAATTCCTCGGCGATGAAGCGTTGGCGGCGGATTTCCATTTGCCTGATGATTGCCGGAGCCACGCCAATGCCGGCCGCGAACGACAGAGCTTCGCACAAGCCAGCATTCTGAGCGCCGAGCTTGAATCGGCATTGGATCAGCCAGTAATTTTCGGTGGGTTCGGCGTACCAGGTTGGCTTCATTAGAATGCCCTCTCCTTGAATGGCTCGCCGCAAAACATGCAGAACTTGCCGAGCGCATTGATAGTTTTCTTCTGTTTTACAACTTTTCCTTTAGCTGTGGTTCGAGTACCAACAACCTCGCATTCGAGATACTGAAAGCCTGAAGGGATAAGCATGTAACCCTGAAGCGTTGCCTTTCCATTTTCAATCTCTGGGTAATGCTCCGCTGCCTTTGACTCAAATTCCTGTCTGCAATTGCACATCACAAAGCCCCCTAATTCCGAGAACACTTAATCAACCAAGTCAGCGCAAACGAATCCGACGCGCCTTCCTTGTCACGGCTTTCTGGCTGCTGGTAGGCGTCGGCGATCAGCTCGCGGACTACCGACAACTCTTCGCCGTCGAGGATGTCCTTTGCCAGATTATCCTGGCGAACCTGGCTGATGCCGTTCAGGCGATTGGTCATTACCGAGCGGGCGGCGTCCGAGACCTCGACGCAGAAGTCTTCGGCGGCGGTCGCAGTGAGTGGCAGGAGCAGGGTTGCGATTAGGAGTAGGCGTTTCATGAGTGTTTTGCCTCGGCGTAGAAGTTCATGAGAGTTAGCAGTGGATCTTCTTGATCGCAGCAAAATACGTCGATCACAGAACCAGCGGCCATGCGAATTTGACGGCGATGATAAACAACTTGGCCCCAGCCTTTTTCGCCAAGAAATGGAATGCCGACGCTATGCACGAAGCCATCAACGTCAATATTCAATCCAGCCTTTGGGCCGCCGATGAATAGGGCCTTCATTTAGCACCCCTGAAGTAGCACCAGAGCATGGCGACAAAAAAACAGCCGCCGCCGATGAAGGCCAGCACGTTGCCGATAGAATGCAGCAGGGACGGCGCTTCTTGACTGCTGACCGACAGCATCATGATCATGCCGAAGACCCAGTATTTTTCTGGCTTGGTCATTTGGCACGCTCGGCCAGCATGGCGTTGGCGTAGGAATAAGCTTCTTCTGCGGCATCTCGCGGATCTATAGCTGAGAGGTGCGGGACTGTTGAGATAATCCCTTGCATCGCCTTAGCCGCAAAGTAGTCGCGAAGGCTCATGCCGCCACACTGCGCAGATCCAGGCTCAGGAAATGCCGAGCCACCATAGTCGCGCGTATCAGCAGGCGATGGTGCCTGCCTCAGCCTTGCCCTGTATTCCGCATCCGCCTCATCGACGTAGCGCGGGCGGCTAACCTTTGCCCCATAAGCATCCAGCTCGCGCCCACCAACAATATCAATCCATCCCATCACACCCACTCCTCTCTAAAAGTAAAACAGACTATAGCCTCGCAACTATAGTCTGTCAAATAGTGATTATTCTGGGTCGTTCATGCCGAACACATCGCCATCATCTTCCATCTGCGGCGGCTCATCCAGTAAAGGCTCTGGCTCCTCAGCCTTGCAGCGACGAATCCGCGCCTTCTGCCCCTCGGTCAGCGGCGCCTTTTTCTCAAGCGCCGCGATGATGTCATCAGCAACCTTTTCGCCACTGATCAGCTTCGGCTCGGCATTCTTGAACTGCTTTTCGAATGCCTCCTCAGGCCAAAATACTGGTTGCTGTGGTGCTTGCTGAGTCTCCGCGTAGTACGGCTCGACGATCTGCGCGGCCTTCTTCCCGCGAGTTGCGTTGACCATGATCGTCTTGCGGTCGTCGATATGGCTCAGGTGGCTTGTGCGAATGCCTCCGACAGCTTCGCCAGCCCATTTGACGCTAGGATCGTTGCAGAGTACGACGTAGCGCCCAACCCATTCAGATGGCTCGGCATCAGCCCAGCATGCAGCCAGAACGCGCCGCGATGTCTTGGATGGCTTCCATGGCTGGGGATGCGCATCAACATGGATCGAGATCGGCTGGTCAGCAGCGCCGGTCATCTCGATTGCTGTAATCTGGCAGACCAGTGGCGAACCAAGCAGGTCATCAGCATTGATCTGGTTCGACTTAGCCTGGGTTGTGCCCATGAAGTCCTCTCTGGTGATTGTCATTTCGTAACGCCCTCTCTTGCAAAATTAGGTCTAGCGAACTCGCCGAAGTACACGATAGCTGCGGCATCATAAGCTCTGGCAGCATCTTCGGCTGTTGAGAACTTCCCAAGGTTGACTTTCCTGCCGTCGCAATTCAGTTGAGCAAGAAAACATTTCCTGTACTTATTCCAATGGACGCCTCTAAAGCCCGACTTGTTGTTCTTGTAAACCACTCCATTTGACTGGTTGCGCCCGTGTATGGCTAACCGCAAATTACCCGGCCTATTGTTTCTTGGATCGCCGTCCTTGTGATCGACTTCAAACCCTCCAGGGTCGACGTCATAAGCCAGCAGATATGCAATTCTGTGCGCCAGATAAAGCCGGCGATTGATCTTGATCCGCCGATACCCCTTTGCAACCTGATTGCCAGCCTCCATGCCGTTGAACTGGGGATTCTTCTTTCTGTTCCACGTAATCTTTCCAGACTCATGATCGTAAAACAGAATCGAAAGCAAATAATCCTTATCAGGCAGCGGCACGCAGGAATTAATGCTAGCCATCAATTTCTTCCATCAACTTGTTCTGTTCCCAAGCCGTAATGCTGCTGGTCACAGATTCTTCTTTGTAGCCGCCCCACACGCCGGTATTGATGCACTCCGCCATAGTGTTCAGCGCCTCACGGAACAGCTTGCGGCCACGCATCAGCGCGATCTCGTCTAGGTCGTGCATCACCAGGCAGTTCGGCGCGTCATTCTCCAGCGCGGCCAGGGGGAAGTGACGAGAGCAGTCGATCTTCTCGCCGGTCTCGATCTCCCAGACGAATGCGTAGAACGCCACCGCCGAGTCGTATTCCATCGACGTGATTACTTTCTCAAACGCTTCGGGCCGCGCATCGGTGGTGCTTTTCAGGTCAAGTGCCGAGAACCCGTCGCCCTTCCAGTCGAAGCGGCATTTGAGCGCTAAGCCAGTTACCGGGTCGGTCGTGAACACGCTGAGTTCGGTGCGCCCTGGAGACTCGACCATTTTGCGGAATCGCGAATTGCGCATGGCGCCTTCTCGACCAAGCAGCATGGCTTCCAGTTCGCCACGCGGCAGAACCCGATCAGCTCCAACGTCTTTCGCCAGCCCCCTGAATTCAGCGCGCGTGCGGTTATCGCATTCGGCGATGTGGTAGTGATTCTTGAACTTATCAGGCTCAAGAATGAGCATGTGGCGAGCCGATCCACGCTCAAGGTTTGGCGTCGAACCTTTCTTGCCGTGCAGGTAGTGGGCAGGGCTGCGACGGATCAGCTTGAGGCCTGAGTTGCTGGCAGCATCTGCCGCGAAGTAGTCTTCGGCCGGCATGTTTTCGATGATTGGCATTACAGCGGCTCCCCAGAAAGCTGCTCGCCAATCGAAACCAGCGAGTCAAAAAGAAAGTTCTGCATGCCACGGGTTTCGTCGTGCAGGCCATGGCGCAGATGGATGAATTCCTCGATCAGCGTGCCGGCCACCATCTTGGTGCCCTGCATGAAGACGATCTTGGACAAGTAGATCTTGCCGTTAGCGGCGCGACCCAGAACACCTTCGCCGAGATGCTCGATGACGGCGATTTCGTACTCATCGACCGCGAAGCCGATGGTCTTGGCGAAGGCAATGGCTTTCTTCAGGCGCAGATTATCGACATTGGTGATCGCCATGCGCGGCAGATCATCCAACAGCTCATCATTGCTGAATCGTGCGCAGCGAGTTGCCGACTGGTTGAGGCCTGATACCTGCTGGCGAGCCATTTGGCGAACGATGCCGTTGAAGTCGTCGCACGCGGCAACACAATCGAAGTCCAGCTTATGCTCAAACCACGCCTCGCCAGCGGTCAGAACCCGTGAGAGAAAAGATTTGTCGCTTACAAGGCCGACTCCGCGAGCCGCATACCATCCGGCAATGGGCGGGGACTTCATCGTGCGATCCTCGGTCAACTCAATAACCGACTTGATGTTGTACGTGAACAGCGATGGCCGAGTCAGGTCATGAACGCGAATGCCCTTGTAGTAAATGTGGTTCGACTGGCCAGGATGGATGTCGACATGCTCGGTGCTAAATAGCGGCTCGGTGCTGACCATGATCTCGTCGCGCTTGCTCCAAGCTTCCATTGCAGCACGGCCCGACACGATGATGACCGTTTCGTCTTCGCCAGGCACGTCGTCAAAGTAGTCAGACGAAAACGCCTCACCCTTCTCGTCGATGCAGTTGCACCAAAGCTCGCGGATCGCCTGCCAGATCTGCCAGTTCTTGCCGAGTTCGGTGGTGAACGACAGCGGATCGCCATTCATGGTGACGAACGTGAAGTCGTCGACACGGATGCGCTGATCAAGCGTGCCAAACTCCAGACGCTCGCCGCCAGTGCAGATGTCGATCTTGCAGCCTTCGCGCAGCAGAATGGCAATGGCGTACTTGAGGCCAGTGCCGAAGTAGCCGATAGCGTTGTCGCTGTCTTTGGAGCTGACGCCAAACGTCGTGATGCTGCGCGGGTCAATGCTGCCTTTGTTGCGGAAGATAATCTGGTTATTCATTGCATCCCTCTCTGCCGTATTCGCGCCTCAACGTGCGCTGTGTGATGCAATATAGTTGCTATAGTCACTATAGGCAAGCAAAAACTGATCATACCCAGTCGCCACGCAAACCCAGCACCCCCTGGCATCGGCAGCAGTCAGAAAATCTCGCTGCTCTGCAGACAGTTTTCCGCCATCCTTGCGCTTCAGCTCGCAGATGAAGATCGGCCAGTCGTTGATGTCGAAGATGTCCGACACCCCGGATTTGACGCCCATCTTCTTGCGCTTGTCGAGGTGCATTGCCCAACCGGCTTTCTTCTTGTCGACGGTCGTTTCGTTTGGAACGTGGTAAATCAGCGGCCAGCGCTCCGGGAAATTCTTCTCCAGGTAGCCCATGCAATTGATCTGCTCCACGGTCTCCGACGAACACTCGCCTCTGTAGTTGCTGTCGTAGATGTGGATCATTGGGCGGCCTCAAGCTTGCGGTAGGCATCCCACATCCGCAGGCTTGCATGCCTAGCTAGGTCGATGATGTGCTCGGGTTCCAAGGTTTCAGCCTTGCGATCTGGCTTGGCGGTACGGATCAGACTAGCGACCACCTGTCCGCCGACGTAGTCGAGCAGGATGATGCCTGAATGCATTGAGCCAGCCTGCGCAGCCATACTGTCAGTCCAAATTGATTTCGGCATGCAGTAGTAGTGCTTCCAGACTTTTTGCGGCCACGGCCTGCGGATTCGTTCAACCTTGCGCAGATAATAATCCTGCCAGCTGATACCAGTTATTTCGCTGGCCTCCACGGGCGTGCAATACCACTTCTCCTTATCGAAGTCGGCGCGGAAATCTGACCGGCTGATTTTTATTTCAACATCAATGATTCGCATGTCCCTGGTGACAGCCAGCAGATCGCATTCGTGACCAGTCCAGCCGCAGGTAGGGATCGCCATCATGAACTTGCCCTCAAACATCTTCGACAGGGCTGCACCTATTAGTTTTTCAGACCACTTAAAACCTTCTGGCAACGGCTCGCTCTTTGCTATAAATGTCATACCGCCTCCTCCTGCGACTCAACCGCAAATATGCGGCGGCCGATATTCCACTTGGACTTATCATTCTGCCTGGCCGCAATATGCGTCGGCACCCTGAAGATCGAAGCCATTGCCACGATCTGCGTAGCCTTCATGCGTCGCGCCATTGACCGGCCCTTTGGCGTGTCGACATGCTCTTTGATGAACTGGTTGTAGAAAATTGTCGTGTTGATCGCCGGCTTGGCGCCAGCATTTGGATAGTAAATCTCGATTGGCTTGCGACCATCTGACAGCACCCACTTCACGAACAGCGCGCCACCTTTGCCGGTCTCCAGCGACATCGACACAACAGGCACAGCCTCGCCGTCGCGATAATGCTTATTGGCAAGCTTCTCATTCGGATCTATAAGCTCGTGACGACATTCTGGGTTGCGACACTCGCGAGCCACAACATCGTTTTTCGTCTGACAATGCGGACATAGCCGGAACGACCAGAAGTGTTCGCAGCGCTGTTTCGTGCTGCGATCAACGGCAATACACCGCCTGGCATGCATTGAGTTTTCGGCGCTGCACTCTGGGCACATGATGGTTTCGTGTTGTTTTTTGGCGCGCTCTAGTTCGGCTTGTTCTAATACGGGATTTTCGTAAAGTTTGCCGAGCCTGTCGAGAACACTCGCGTAATCCAAGATCAAAGCATCCGGCTTATCACTGGCGGCAATCAAATCCTTGCGCTCTTCAGCGGTCAGCTTGTCGCGCTCAACCATCGGCATTTCGTCATGACGGATCAAGAGGCGCAGGACTCGGCCGATGGCTTGGGTCAACAGGGTTAGCGTCCCAATCGGGCGCAAAAAAACAAGGACATTCCACCATGGGCAGTTAATACCGGTCACGAGTACGCCGACGTTGACGGTGTATTTTATTTCGCCCGTCTGCGCCGCCTTAAGGATTCTGGTCTTTTCCTTTTCCGGCGTGTCATCAATAACCAGCCCAATTGCCGCCGGATCAACGCCAAGAAACTCCAGCATTTTCACGATGTTTCTGGCGTGCTTCTTGGTAGAGGCAAAAATAAGTACACCTTTTCTGTCCTTCGAGATACTAACTACTTCAGTTAGAATTTCAGCTAACAACTTTTCCGACGATGTAAGTCGGTTTAGCTCCCGCTCGTCATCAACTAACCAGTCAACTGAGCTGAAGTCGTAGCCGTGAACTGTAGGCAGTCCGAATTGCGGTGGCACAATCCAACCTTCGGAGAGCAGTGCCTCGGTGCTGACAATCCCATTACCTGCGCCGCCTTCTGGATACAGAGGATCTCCAGGCTCAATAGATGCAAAGCCAGACCAGAACGGCCCGATGATTGAATCAATACCGCGAAACGGGGAGCCGGTCATACCAACTAGCCGAAGATGTGGGCGGATCCTGTAGAAGTGCAAAAGCACGCGCATAAATTGTGAGTTTGGCTCGTCCCATGGCACTTGATGGTTTTCATCAATAATAATTAGATCAGGCTGCCATGGCTTGTCGGCGGCAAAGCGAATATCTAGCGCGCGGGCAATTGTGCCCTCGCTGCCATATACAATGTCGTAATGCAGTGACTTTCTGCCACCGAATGCAGAGGCCGAATAGACACTGTTCTTCAGGTCAATAGACCATCCTGCCTCGCTATCTTGCTCAACCAAAATTCCGGCGCGCGCAATAACAAGCACGCGGACTTTATTGCCGCGCGCAATACCAGCCTCATGAACCGCCTTTGCTAGCTCGGCAATCATAATTGACTTGCCGGAAGATACCGATGCGGTCACGCAAGTTGGCGGATGAATTTTCAGGCCTTCAAACTCAATCGTCTGTTTAGTTCTGATGTGTTTTAGGCATGCGGCCACTACTGGGCGCTGGAATGATAAAAGCATCGAACCCCCTCGAATGCGATATAAAACGCGACCAATGTGATCGCGTGTATTTGGAGTGAGTAGTGGCAGGATTTAAGTAGTAGGCGCAGCAGGCACATCGTCGCCATCCAACATATCCATCTGGCCATCATCAGCCAGCGCAACCTCCTCATCCTCCGGCACATCAGCAATCGCCATCAGAAGCTCAGCCAACAAATCCGCCTTAACCTCAACCAGCTCCGGAGAATTCCCCAGAATCACGGCCTCGAATACGCCGTCACCCAGACTCTTGGCAACCGCTCGCGCCGAAGCGATGACGTTGACCGGCCATTCCCGCTTAGTAACCACAGCCTTCTTGCGGACTGCGCCAGTGACTTTCTTCTTTCCGGATTCAGCTGCGACACCTTTTAAGCGTTCGATCTCGGCGGCGGCATCTTCGCCATGCTTGCGGATGATGTGCACGGCTTCTGTAACGGTGATCACGCCGTCAGCGATCTGCTGGTGAACTTCAGGGCTGGCACCGGCAATGATAAGCATCTGGTCGACGTGCGAGCGGGACTTGTTGACCATCGCCGCAATGTCGTCAGGATGCAACAGGTCTTCTTCGCGCATCGCCTTGTAGACCATTGCGCGGCCGACATCGCTGAGCGGCAACTGAGAGTTACTGGTGACGATCCTGGCGCGACGCTGAGCCATGGAGCCTTTGAACGGAATGGCCGGCACATGTGTCAGTGGTTTGCCATCAACTTCAAAACCCTCAAGGATCAACTCGCGGAAACACGTAGTCCGGCAGTGCCCCTCGACCACCTCGGTGGCGCCAGTCTCGGGATTAACCGCAACCTCAATCGGCGGCAAAGTACCGCCGCCACGCACGAAAGCTTTCATGCCGTCGATGTGGGCGCGTAGTTCGGCCGGATCGTTGAACTTGCGCGACTCGTTGAAGCCTTCGACGATCACCAGGTTTTCAATGGCTACCTTTGGAAGATCCGCTCGGCCGACGGTCTTGTCTTTGATAAGGGTGTTCATGGTGAAGAGCTGGGGTTGGGCTGCATTTGTCATTCGGTGAATTCCTTGTAGGTGCCGTCCGCGTTAAACAGACAATTGATTTCGCCATGAGCCGGCATGAGATTTGTTGAGCCTATCCTGTGCGGGTATGGACAACAGCTTTTGCTGTGGCAGGTTACAGACTTGTCCTTGCCGTCAGTTCGGTACTGATCAACCGAATATTCTCTACCGCCGCAAGACCTGCATTTCGGCGTAGTCATCATGCCAATGAATCCACATTTCTTTGTCTGGCATGCATTGCTTTCTGAGAAATGCGGCTTCTTGCAGCGCGGGCATTTCTTGCGCATCCGGTAATCGCCAGGATGCTTCGGCAGCGCCCGCCGTGCGCGGCAATGTTTGCAGCGGCAGTGGGCCTTAGACATAAAACATAGGCTCCCAATCCGCGTAAAACCTTGGCGCGCCTTCTGGCAGCTCTGAATTGTCTTCGATGATCTTTTCTTCCGTTGCGTACTGGTTCCACAGTGGAGCCAGCTTCGCCTCGGTATTGATGTATTCAAAATCCCATGCGCTTTGCGTTGCAAGTTGACGAGCGCGATTTCGCGTTGTCGCAAAGATGAGTACGCTTGCCTCTCCAGGATCGCCGTCATGCACATGCCACGCTCTTACCTCCATCTCATCAATCCTCAGTGATTTACTTTGTCTTCGCTATAGCCCATACTCTAGCCATTAAGAACCGAGAACACAAGGGGCTATAGTGAAAAATAACAAACCATATCAGGCGCTGCTTGAGACGGCGCAAGGCAAGGCGCTGCATCAGCTGATTGATCACGTCGGCGGCATTAACGAGGTCGTCAAGCGGCTAGGAGTTGAGCCATACATCCTGAACAACTGGGTTCACATCTGGCATCAGTGCAGCCCAGAAGGCGCGCAGTTGATCGACGAAGTGATTGGCGGCGACTTCACCAAGGAATTCATGCGGCCAGACATCGGCGACTGGGAAGCCGCGCTGAAGCCTAAGCGCAACTGGGTTGAAGAGATGAGTAAGACATCTCAGGGCCGCGCCCTGATAGCAATTATTAAGAAGGCGGGCGGCCGCTCGCAGTTCGCCGGCAAGATCGGCGTCAAGCCCGGTATCGTCGACTGCTGGGTTCAGCGCGGCGCTATTCCGGTTGCGCGCGCCCAAGAGGTTGCTGATTTGATGGGGATGGATGTGGCTAGCGTTAGACCGGATAAGTTTGAGGGGATTGCGCCGTGAATAGCTGGGAGGATGTTAGGAGCTATGCATGCACGGCTATTTTCTGCATCTTGATCGGTTGGCTAGGTGGCTGGCTGCATGCCCATAACACCGTTGCAGCAGAGTGTCAGAAGCTTAAGTCCTTCTACGTCGGCAGTTCTGTATTTGCCTGTCAGAAGGAATCAGGCTGATGGCCCTAATCCCCAAAGACCAAATCAACCGCGCCAATTACGACATCCTGAGCGTGATTGACAGCCGCATCACCCTGAAAAAGACCGGTAAAAACTGGTCAGCCTGTTGCCCATTCCACAAAGAAAAGTCGCCAAGCTTCACGGTCAACGAAGACGAAGGCTTCTATTACTGCTTCGGATGCGGCGCCAGCGGTAATGCCATCGGCTTTGTCATGGACTACGACAATCTGTCGTTCCCTGCCGCAGTAGAGTCCATCAACGGCAACATGCCGGCATCCGTAACGCCAGAGATGGTGCGCAAGCGAGTCACGCAAGATCGTACCGTTAAACCAAGCGACCACATCGAAAACCCCGAGCAAGCCAAAACGCTGCTAGCCAAATGCAAAGACGAAGAAACGCACATGCACCTGCTGAAGAACAACACCGCACCACATGACACCGTTAAAACCCTAAAGGGCAATCTGATCGTCGAGCTGCACAGCCTGGCTGGCGAACTGGTCAATCTGGCCGCGATCCAGGCAGATGGATCCGTGAAGTATTCGGCTGGTGGCATCAGCTATGGAGCAGTCGCAACCATCGAACCGGTTGGCGAGCATGACGGCTCGGTGATCTTGACCATGGACTATGCCGAAGCCTGGCGGCTGTGGTGGTCGCGCAAAGGGCAATCTCGCATTATGTGCGCCATGAGTTACGAGAACCTGAAGTGGATGGCCGACAAGCAGCGTGAGCGCTTCACTCATATCGGCTGCGCCAAAGAATTCTCCGAGCACTTCGAAGATTACGGCCACGAAGTTATCTTGATCGCCAACGCCTACTCCGCTAAGGTCGCCTGAGAAACGCGAAAACTTCCCCTCTCCGCGTTTTGATTTTCCCTGTCTTCGGATGGGGATTTTTTTGTCAGCCAAATTCAAGGCAATAAAAAGGCCGCACAATGGCGGCCAATTAATTTGCTACTTTGGCGGATCAGGATATTCAATCGGAAGCCAACAAGTTATTGGCCCAAGCACCACCTCGCAATAAGCCCAGTCTTCGATAGCGTGAATATACTCACTGATGCCAACCGTCCTGTTGTCGCTTACCCATACTTGAGTTAGATCGTCTGGGAGCTCTTGTGAGGTTTGGCGCCAGGTGGTCATGGCATTGATTTGCCGATTTCGGCGGCGGCGCGGA